CTTTTGCGTGCAAAATCAATAGCGCATGGCCGTCTGCAAATCTGGGGGAACAGCCGCGCATAATCCCTTGGAAACTCGACCATCCTCTTCCAATCGCCTCGGCCTGTTTTGAGTAGGGATAATCCCTCTGTTTCATATCCTCAATTATTGTTTTCCAGTCTATCTTCAACGGGACGATATCAATGTGAAGTAAATAACTGTAATCACTTGATTTTGCGGTGGTGTGCATATCAGCCGGTGAAAGAACTCTCTATTGGACTCCCAGCTTTTATCAATTTCTTGGCCTTGGATCCCAATATTTTACGGTAATCTTTTGGATGAGCCCCCTTCGCGGGGCGTCTCAAGCCGGTATTCGACGTTGTAAATAATTCCCCGGTGTGAATATCTTGTAGGGCGTACACGGATCGGCGCAACTCGAATGAGTTTGACTCAGAATTTGACAGACCGTATTGGACCTTTCCGCAGGCGGCAGCGACGGATTGAACTCCAACAACCATCTGCCAAAATGTCTCGGCATCTGCCGCGAAATGACTGTCTGGACCAACTTCCGAATCCAGCCGTAAATGCTTTTCTATCACCGTGGCACCGAGCGCCGTGGCCGCCATCGGCACAACGACCCCACGGGTATGGTCTGACACGCCTACGCGACAATTAAATCTTTCACGCATATCTGGAATTGTCAGCAAATTGTAGTCGGATGCGGACGCCGGGTAAGCCGATACGCATTTCAACAATGTGACCTTTTTTCCGTACCCCTCACAAATATCAAGAGCCGAAGCTATCTCCGCTACGGATGCCATTCCTGTCGAAAAGATAAGCTCTTTTCCAGTTTTGGCGACTGATTCTATTAGCTCAAGATCAGTCAGCTCAAAACTTGCGATCTTGTACCGGGCACAGCCCAAGCTCTCAAGAAAATCCACCGCTTCTTGAGAAAAAGGCGACGAGAAGCACTCAATCCCTGAATCCTTGGCGGCCTGGAACAATGCCCGGTGCCAGGCTAACGGCAAGGCGGCCTCTTGATAGAGGCTGTACAAGTTTTTCCCTGACCAGGGACCGTTCTTGATAACGTAATTTTTATCCGCCACCATCGAATCGGGTGTAAAGGTTTGTAGTTTTATGGCGTTTGCGCCGGAACGGGCGGCGGATTCGATCAGCCTCATGGCACGATCTAGGTTTTGATTATGGCTAGCGCCCATTTCGGCAACGATAAATGGCGCCATCATCTATAGCTCATAAATAATTTGTTTTTGGGTAAACCCAAGCTTTTCGAACAATTTGATTGATCTTGAATTCTTTGGGTTTATGTTAGCAATAAAACTCCCGCTCCGTTTCCCCTTCGTTTCTGGAAGGGGAGTATGGTTCTGAACCAAGGCAGCCACTGACTTAAACCCAAATCCACGGCCACGCGCCTGATTAAAAATAAAAACCCCAATCTCGTTGAGCTTCGTCAGATAACAGGTACCAACCGGCGAACCTTGGTTGTAAACCAAGTACCAATACCGATACGGACGCTTTGCCACGTAAGCAACGTGTTCGGCCCACGTTGGTAACAATTTGTGACTAATGTTAACGTTCTGATCTTTCTCCGAAGATCGCTCCCTTAAAATTTCGTACAAAATCTTCTCTGCTTCCGGAACTAAGTAAATACTTCTTAGTTCAACTTCGCTCATAATCTGACCTCCACGCCGTTATCGCGCAAATAGCAAGCAACCGTTTTCGGGGTTTCTTCGGTAAAGGCAAACATTGATCCAATGGCCACGGCGGATGCTCCAGCATGGATGGCTTCGAGCGCATGGCTAAGCATACCGCAGCCGCCGTGGGCGATGACAGGGATATCCACCGCACCGCTAACCTTGCGTATCAATTCTAAATCAAATCCATTCATCGTTCCTTCTCTTTCAATAGAAGTAAGAAGTATTTCTCCTGCGCCACTTCGCTCCAATTCTTTCGCCCATCCCACGGGATCGAACCTAGATAATTTTTGTCCACAATGGGTATAAACACCCCTGCCTTTCACATCCAGCGCGGCAACAACAGCCTGCTTTCCGTATTTCTCCGATATATCCTCAATCAATCCATCAAAAGCTTTTGATCCAACAGCTATTTTATCTGCTCCGGCCTCGAACAATTTTTTCGCGTGCTCGAACTTTGATATGCCGCCGCCAATCGTGAGTGGACAAAAACAATTAGTTGATAAATCAAATGCCGTCTTGTAATCAGGCTCTCTTCCCTCTGGGGTGGCCGTGATGTCCAGCATAATCAACTCGTCCACGCCGCGTGAATTGTGGATTAACACAGCCTGCCGGGCATGCCCAATGGAGCGCCACGACGAGAATTGTTTTCCCTTAAAAAGCTGCGCCCCCCTATAAAGCAGCGTGGGAATAACTCTTTTTGCCAGGCCCATCAAACTCCTTCAACAAAGGTCTTCCGTTTTCCACGCGACTGAACAAATCCCAATTCGTGAAACGATCCAGGATTGAAATTAATTCGTCGCGAGTAAGGCCAATCGCTGACAATCCTTCTTTCATCAGGACGCCCGAATAATACCCGGTCAGCAATCCATCCCTGTCCGCCACAATATCGAGTGCCTCGGCACGGTCTATTAATCCGTAACGGATGTCCACGGACAACTGCGCGGCAAGCCTGCCATAGCCAAATTTCCGATAGCAGGCGTGATCGTGGATTAAGGTTTGCCAGTTATCCAAGTTTTCATGCGCCCACCAGTTAGCCAAGCTTGGCAAGCTCTGCTTCATCCCCGCTTCTCGGGCGATCTTGGCGTTTTGGTGGGAATCCCACGGAATGTATTGTCCCAAGAAATGGGCCTCTACATTTCCAATGTCGCGGGGAAACTGATAACTCTGCATATCAGACTCTGTGATCCCTTCGAGACCGACGAAATCGGACGGACGAAGGCCCAAAAAACCACCAAATTCCATCGTCCATCTTCGATCCATCTTTCTATTGTCTTCGGAACCGGGCGGGCCACCGTATTCTCGTTGCGGGGATTCCCCGTAGAAAATAAGATTTATCCCGAGCGCCTTAGCCATGCGAAAAGGAACAGAAAATATACTCGCGTGCTCCGGCCAAGATATGTCGCCAACCAGCTCAAGCCCTAGACGATTAAGTTTTGATCGAATCCGTCTATTCGGTGTTACCTCGATGGTAGTAGCGAACTTGGCCAGGTTATCTATGTTGGCCCTTCCTATGGCCGTCAGGTGGCAGGTGCTGGCCGTTATCACGGTTACGTCGGCACCAAGTCCAAGCAGTGTCAAAACCTGATAATGGCTGTCCTTGCCGCCGGAGCACGGGACAATACAACGGCCTTGATGCTTCTCTAAGAGGTTCAGCAGCTCCTGCTTGCGGGAATCCCAGTCTATTTCTGGCCGGGCTTTGTAGGCGCGGCAAGCGGAGCATTCTCCGGATTCGTCGAAATGCAAATCTGGTTTAGTGTCTGGCAGGAGACAGGTTCGGCAGCGTCTCATATCTTTCTTAGATCGACCTTATGGCTTTTAAACGTCTTACGAATAAGATCGTGCCACTCAAATATTTCTTTCATACTATTTCCTCAGTAGCCAGTAACTGATCCCGTTCGCATCAAACCCGCTCCCTTCGCCAAGTAAACCGTATTCCACCAGAGTAAGCCCCATTTCTTCGTACAATTTTCCATAGTTCCTTTTCCAAAGCTTCCCGGCATGGCCTCGATACTCTACCTCTGTCTCTTCTGCGGCTTCGTATTCAACAGCAAGAACGTAGTCACAGCTTGCGTCTACGATGCGACGCATGAAGGCTTTTAGGTCTTGGGGGGCGATGTGGATGAGGACGCCAGATGTGAAAACCAATTCGGTACTTGCTGCGACAAAGTTTCTTGGAATCAAAATAACGTCTAGTCCTGCGGTTAGTGCAATCCATATAGCGGATTCGTTCACGTCTTCCCCAGCTACCTGTACATGGTCGTTCTCGTACCTGATGGCCGAAAGGTTGTACCCAACATTGCAACCAACCTCGTACACAGACCGAGCGCCGGTTTTCTCAATGATTTTGTTCCAAAAAGGAACACGACTCTTCCACATGAAACGATTCCTAGCGGTGTATTGATTACCGAATTCTCCTTTCCAAAATTCAACGGTATTGTTCATTTTACAAAACCTCGCTAAGAATAGTGTCCACAACTTCAACCGCTATCTTCCCCGGTGGCCATCGCTTGTCGGTTAAATCGCGGATAATGTGCGACGCCCTTGTTATTAACATGGTTCTCTTCTGTTCGCTCAGAATACTTTTTTTGTCGTTCGGCACAATTCCGTAGTGGCAATAATATGCAGCTCGGGCAATGCTTTCGGCCAACTGCCTGGCAGTCTCCGGATCAATCACAATTCGGTTACATTCCGCCGTGGTTTCCAGCACGACGTTTCCATCGTGGTCGCTAACGCTAAGTCTTGTATTCGTGGGGGTCATTCAAAAACGGTCATCTTTGACAGATCTAGATAGCGGAACCAACGGGCACAGTCCCAAACGGGAAGCGGATCCAACTGATACTCGCCGATCCATTCTTCATCTCTAAAAATGACGCCAGCACCGGCATTCATAACAGACATGGGAACGGATACATAAGTGCGTTTCGGTATCTCAATAGAAATGGTCGGAATAGGCGCAAAAGATTTTCCGCCTTTACCCCACAAGCACCACGCGCATGCCAGCATCAACGCCGTCGTGCAACTCGTCGTCGTCACGGCATACTTTGCGCCGGTATATTCACACAAAGCCTGCTCGAAATCTTTGACAACTTGGTATGGATTCAATGGATACGCCCCAATCCTTCACGAATTTCGTCGACTGTCATGCGTCTGGCGGTGTCGCTGGAAATCATCGAGTCCATTGATTCGTGCTTCTTCTCGAACACACCAAGACCGATTATCTTCATCTTAGCTCCCATTGCTTCGGCTAAATCCCCAAGCCTGAACGCGGGAAGTTCTGGTATTTTGAGTTCGCCGCCTTTCATTGTCTCAATGGTGCTGAGAACTAAATCAACGGCCTCTTCCACTGTCATCCAAAATCGCGTTACGTCAGGATCTGAAACGGGAACCGTGTCACTGTGTTTTAGTATCTGCGTCCACACGGGCAAAACGGATCCTGTCGATCCAATCACGTTCCCGTAGCGTACACAAGCGAACAATGGCCCACGAACCCCCCTCGTGTTATTCGCCGCAAGGATTAATGATTCGGACATAGCTTTGCTATGTCCGTAGGCAGACACCGGAGAAAATGCCTTATCGGACGAAAGTCCGACAACTTTTTTAACTCCCGCTTCGGTCGCCGCTTCAATAACATTGATCGTACCGACGACATTGGTACGAACCATCTCTGTCGGATTATAAAAACCAGTTTGGATTCTTTTTAGGGCAGCAGCGTGAACGACTACATCTACACCATCCATCGCGCGACGTAATCTATCTTTGTCGCGGACACAACCAACAAAATATCGTGTGCGTTCATTTTCCCCAAATTCACGCTCCATCAAAGCGTGCTTGTGTTCGTCCCTTGAATAAATGCAGATTCTTCCCGTATTACCTAATAATAAATTTTTTACCAGAGCCTTCCCAAAATACCCAGCACCACCAGTTATCAATATTGAATTCATTATTCAGATATTATTTCAGTAATGGTTTCACTCTTTTTGCCTCACTCCCTTTCTTCCCGATCCCTATCTCAAACTCCACTCTTTGCCCAGAAAAAAGGTCGCGACGACCTACCCCAACAATATTACTAAAATGCACAAACACATCGGGTCCGCCACCGCTTGGGGTGATAAACCCATAGCCCTTTGCCTCATTCCAAAACTTAATTAAACCAGTAAGCTGATCCATTCTTAACTTAATTAGACTTGGTTGTATAAACGCTGTCAATTACAAATTATAAAACCACGCTCGTAAAGCCGTCGCCAGGTGGCGCTCATGGCCATGAAAAAATAGGTTCTCTTTTCTTCCCGGCTCAATTCGCGGCCCGGCCCGTAGGCGTAGTGGCAGTCGTTGCACAGGAACGCGATAAACAGATCATCCGCTTTGCGCTTCATTCCCTTACCGTGGATTAGCATATCCGAATGCGCCGCCACCACGGTTCCGTCACGCTTTCCGCATCCCGGCCAGGTGCAGCGCTCTCCCTCGGCGGCCTTGAGCCATTCTGGTAGGTGAATACGTCCGTGTTTTTCAATCACGGTGTACACCGTCGATTAAATCGAAGGCCAAACCAGATCGAATCATGCCGTAAGTAACGCGAACAACCTTCCATCCAAGGATGGCCGCAACCGAATACTTCTCGCAGTCCCCTTCGAATCCTTCCCCGTGATTGTGGCGGCCTTTGACCCAGTTAGCTCCTTCTATTTCACAAGCAATTTTCTTATCGGGCCATGCCAAATCAAATTTCCAACGTCGGGTGTCGTGGAACCGGTGTTCCCGCAACATGCCAGGATACTTTTGAGCGCACCCGGCGATAAACAGCATCCCGTTAGATTGGTTACTGGACCGCTTATTTCGTCTCATACCAGCGTATAATACCAAACATTCCCCACGCGCTTACAATCTACTTTCAGCCCGTTTTGCCTAAGCTCCGCCACGCACGATCCGACGGCAACGGTGTGGGCGCGATTGGTGATTTCCAGCGTGGAATGCGGTTTTCCATCGGATAAAACCTTTTTCACGCGTTGCAAACGATCCGACCTATCCAGTTTGGCGGCGTTCATAAGTTTCCTTTTCTCCGGTTAGCGTTTTCAGACCGCCAGCACTCGATCATCAGTTCTTCAGTGTGGCGTTTGTTCTCCATGATTTCGTGTTTAAGTTGGGCATCTGCTATCTTTTCCAAGTGCTCTATGAGAGAGGAGCTGGAATTAGCCATCGCTTTTCGTTCCTCTACTGTTCCGTTTCCTTTGGTCTTCAGGAATTCAAACGAATAAACTGTCTTCTCTTGTCGTTCCAGGCCCTTGAAATATGATTTCTTCCTGGCATGTTCCTCGTCGGTTTCGACTAAGTAGGTTAAAGCTTTGTCGCGTCGTTCGTCGCTAATCATGGTTTGATCTTCGAAAGTTGTTACTAATACGTGTTGGTCGTAATTTCAGTCATGCCCTTTTCGGTTATCTCAAAATTTCCACGGCAGCCGCAAGGGCATCCCTTAACTACGCCCCTGTTAATCATCTGCCGCATTTTTGCCAGAGCAAGTTTTGCGGGCAACGGCTTGGGCATGGCGTGCGTTACACTGTTTTCGTATTTATCGCCATACCAATTACAAAAAACACCCTGTCTGGCTGCCAAAAATTCAAGAATTGGTTTGTCTGGTATATTTTTGCATGCATTTCATTTTTCCTCCGTGCTCGCCCATAAGAAATTAAGCCTCTTATATATATTCCTAACCTTCTCAACGTCAGATTGACAGTGATTCACAACGCGGTCGTATTCGCCGCGGCAGACAGAATCCCAAACTTCCGCCCCTTTCAGTTCGTCGTCGGACGAGATGTGCAGCGCGTAACATAGCCGATCTAAGCTAATCCTCCCTCCATATCCCGCCCAGCCTATCATGGTGTCGTAGCAATAATCGCTGATGGGTTTTGGGTCAATCGGGAAGAACGGTTTAATCCTATGTACCACGCACCGGTGAAACAAAAACCGTAAATCGAAATCGCGGATGTTGTGTCCGACCCATTTTAAAGATCGAAGGAATACGGTGTTTTTAACTCCTCTTGGTGCTCTCATTGTTGCTAGTTTCAATAACTCTTCAGAAAATTCTATTATCAAATCCGCTTCCGTTTCAGTGTCTCGTAATACACGAACCGGCGTATCCTGGAAAGCATACCCAATGCAATAAATCTGTCCCAGCGCCCCATTCATGGCGGTTTCTCTCCACTTCTCATCCGCCAATCCTGGCTTGGTTTCCTGTTCCCATTTCGTAATGGTTTCCGGTTTGGAGTAGTTCGCCGGGGGGTGAATCCCGGCGGCTAGCTCCTCCTTGATCCCCGGCTTTTGGCAGGGGATAGTTTCGATGTCTAGATAGATTTCCATGATTATGGTCTCGCTACATTTTTGCATTTAAAACATTTCTTTTGCTTCATTTCAGTTGTCCTATTTATGTTAGCCCCGGACATTAATAAGGGGCTACATTAAAAGGTATGTCATCGGATAATATGTTGCCCGTAACAACGGTTATTTTCCCTGGACTCATCGAATTAATATATTCATCAGACTCCTTGATATAGCCCTGCATCTTTTCCGATAGTTCCGAAAACTTCGAAGAGTGCAAGTCTTCCTCGATCCAAAAACCAAATATGGGATTAATTTGAGCCGGACAATCGAACCCCGCCGGGATGGGATTAATGGAAGTGATGTTGGCGTATTTTCCGTCGTCCGAATGAACCACGTTAAGAAACGCAGGACGGCCTAGCAGTTTGGAGAGGTCGAACCCCCCGGCGTTGTCCAGGTCGGCCGTGACGAATTTCTTGCCGTACCAGCTTTCCAGGTCTTTCCTAAGCATCGCTTTTTCTCCGTGCGACAAGACGTATTGCTTGCGGACGGTGTAAGGTTTTTGTTCTCCTTTGTCGTTCGCTTCCATCAGTTCGTTCGGCAATTCAAAAAACACGTAGCCGAGTCTTTGTTTAGTTCCGTATTTCTTGCTAACGTGCGTCCCGCAGTCGATCACCCGGAAACACCGGGCGACGTGCATGCCAGCCGGGGCCAGTTTAAAATCGTTGTGTTTATTTGTGGTTCGCGTTGCCATCGGTTTATCCTCGTTCGGTTTGGGTTTGTCGGTCCAGTTTGTCCAGCCATTGCTCGTATTCCTCCCTTATTTTCGGATCGCTCATGGCATGCAGGAATTCCGCGTACCAACGGCCATCGTCTAATTCAGTTTCCATAGTAACCTCAGTTAAAAGAATTGTTCCTGTTTAAGATAACGGTCAATTTTTTCATCACGTCTTGTTTCTGTCCTTTCATCCACCCTGTTAATTTGGCGTAACCCCCTGCGATCACGTACTTGAATCCGTCTCGGTCTGGTTCTAGTTCTTCCAGCCTGTACATGGACCAGGGCGTCCCTTTCTTGGGTCTTAGTTCCATCCCCGAGGCGGCTTTAATTTGTTCCATGGTCTCTACCGTGGCCCGACCTCCGTTAGCGAACATATGCGCGATCTTGGATTTTTCCAGGTTGTATTTGCGCGAGTATTTCTCGATAGACCCGCACTCAGATTTAATTAAAAGATGGAACGCCGCCAAATCTTCGGGGCAGAGGGGAATTGCTCTTTTATCTGTTTGAAATACGCTCATGGTTTCCTCTTTCTAAATTCATCTTCTACTCTCTGCTTTACATATTCCCTCACCGGTACCGGAACCCGTAACAAGCAAAAGTTTCTGGCCTCTCGGGTCTTGGCGTTTAGTACCATACGAATCAGCATATCGACCTTCATCTCGTGGTCTTTAATGTAGTCTAGGACGAAACCTTGTGCATACTCGGGTAATTTATCTATCTCCGCCTGTCTCTGTTCCGGTGGGAACTTAAGTATTTCCGGCAAAAACTCTCTCGGCCATTTTCTGCGCGAGAAATTGGCTTTTAGCGTTTCTAATTTCTGCTTAGCATCCATTTAGTCCCACTAAAACATCTGATCTATTTGTTTTCGATAACATTTCGGTTTTATTCGACCCTAATTGCTACGGGCTTTTTAGGGGGTCGAATTGTAGTTAGGCGGCTGCATGTCCACGAAATCGGAAACCTTGTTTAGGGCATCCCGAAGCAATGTCACTGCGTCCGTCAGCAGTGGGTGTGCTCCGGTTGCCTCTACCGCAGACATGGCGTCATAAATCGCGGCTTCGGCTGGCTCTAAAAACTCAACCCTTCCACGCCTCGGGAATCCATCAACCATCTTCATGTTTAATCTCCTGTGGGTACTTGCCGAATTTTCGTTTGTGCCATTGGTCCGCATGGTAGGCGGCCCATCCGTGGTCAGTCCCTTTTCGCAGCCATCGGCAGTAAACGTCACCCCAAGTCAAAACCCGCCTAACAACTGGCTGGAGCCGACGCCGGGGACGATGCGCTGTTTCCTGTTGCTTCATTTGCGGCGCGGCTCATCCAGGGCGTTAGGCATCACAAATCCACTTCTGCGCCAAGCCGCATCTGCACGAATGCCCGCATCGCGGCAACAAGCGGCGTTGAACCGTAGCCTTCTCCTTTTGCGCCCCATCCGGCATCCCGCATATAGGCAAGATCATCCCCAATGCAAGCAAACCACGGCAGCGGATTCATGCCCTCAATGCTCGTCGCAGAGTCGTAAGACAGTTGTATCCCTTCGCGTTCTATCAGCGGCCCGCCTTGTGCCCAGTCGGATGATGGCGAATAGCAAAAACCGTAGTTCTCTGCCGTTCCCCTATCGCCAATACACCTCCCCCCTATGATATGTGCGGGCTGGCCTACCAGCTTTGCCACAACGGCATCAAGCAACGCGCCTTCTAGTTCGTCTGTCTTATGCTTCACGGCCATCCTCCAGTGATGCCTAACCCCTCGTTCGAGGCGAGGCCCAACATCAAAATGCCAGGCCCGCAAAGTGGGCTGGCGCATTTTCCACCTAGCGGGCCTGGCATTTCGCTGCCGGGCCCGCCTCAACTCCAACGTTATACGGCGGTCGTGAAGTATCGAGGAACAATTCTTGTCCTGTCTCGAAACTGTAGATACCGCCATTCCAATCTCCGCCGTGCTCGTTAACCCGGCAGAAACAAAACTTGTCGGTTCTCAAATGGTAGTTTTGGCATGGTCCACGCTTGTAGAGCGGCGTCTTAAACAAAAGCCTTTTCCACCAAGGAGCAAAACTGCTTGCCATACAAACCTCCGTATAACTCTCCGCTCAACTGGACGGGCCTGACGGCCCGCCAGTTAGCTTGCCGTTGGGCGTCAATACCGACCGCCATCTTTAAGATCATCAACTGGGTTTATCTTTTGCAGCTTCGTTACTGCTGCCTGGTCCAGAGCCCTATCCAGCGCCGCGTATGCTTTCCCCGCAGCATCCAAGTCCCAGCAGCCTCGGCCCGGCGCGTTGTCGTTCCAGTGGTGAACCTTCAAAAACTTCTTTGCCTGCATCGCGGCCTCAATAAGCGCGTTCAGGTCTCGCGCTTCTTTCTCTCCGGGTCGGTCAAATCCAAACAGTTCTTTGTATCCGCTCATTTCCTTCCTCCTTCATGCAACGCCCAACAACACGCTCAACTGGACGGGCCTGACGGCCCGCCAGTTAGCTTGCCGGTGTTCCTCATGCGCAAATTAGCCCTCTCGGGCCTTCGCTACACGCTCCAGGTGTCGGCGCACCCGTTCCCAATCTTTCGGGTGTACCCATACCTGCCGGAGCGTGTAGCCCTTGGCGCGCATCCTTGCGCGCTCGTCCCGCTTCCTTTGGGCGGCATCCTTCACGGATAAATCCACCTGTATACTTCTTCCCCGCCTTCATCTTGGTCGAAGCGCACCAACCAATATTCCCCGTCCCCGCATTTCACGTCTTCGGCTTCAAGCAGGGTTGCTGTGCCTTCGTACTTTGTCTTTGTAATCGGGTCTTCGTAAATTTCGAGTCTGTCGTATGGTTTCATGCTGCCTCCTGTTGTCGTAGCTCGATTGCTACGAACACATTATAGCATGTGACATGTCACATGTCAAGAGGGCTAACACTGCCCTCCACCGGATCGCGCGCTACGGCGCGCTCCCGGTGAGCTTGGCGTTAGTAATCATATAAACCCCAACGTCATTCTTTTAGGTTCAGCAAAGCTTTTATAGCTCAACATCCCCGCATCGGAAATATCGGTTTTGCAAATCTCGCCCACGCATACCGTGCAATTCAACGATCCGGGTTTGTATTCCACCCACACCCGCCCTTGCTGGTGTTCCCTGGATTTCTGCTGATACTCGGTCGTTTGAATGTATTTCCAGCCTTCTTGAGCGTCGAGCAGGGATTTGTTCTCAGTACATACAATCTGGATTTTCCTGGGTTCGGACAAGTCTAAGCCTTCAACTTTCAACGATTCCGAACAGCCTGCGAGGAAGCAAAGCAGTAGGAATAATCCGATAAAAAGAACGAACGAGATGAATCGGATAATTTGCAGATCGCTCACATCTCTCATAGCAGTACTCTCAATACAAGATTGAAGGTTTCCACGTCTTTATACCCCCCGCCGCCGCTAAATGAATTCTTAAATTCTTTTCCATCCACTGACATGCCGGGGTGGAATCTATACTCCAACCCTATCTCGACGTTGCCTAGTTTGTAGGCCACTCCAAATCCGGAAGTAGCCCCGAAACTGTGTGTGTTCATGTTGACTTCACGACGTAAACTACGTTGATAAGTCTCGCTACCGTCAAGATATACAAAAGCACCAGACCATTGTGCGTTGTAGTATGTTACCCCTATCGGGGCTTGGATTGATAAATTACCGATGGAGTATTTAGGAATAATTGATACCGAACCACCACGGACCCTGCCTTTCTGGTCTGCGACATGGGTCGGGAAACACGAATTGCAAACCACGTTTGGGTCTAAATCCGGGCTGCCCCACAAATTTCGACGAGAATATTCCCCCATGTCAAAATAGGCGATTTCTGCTCCCAGAAATTTATTAATGGTGTTTCCGGCCCCGAAAGAGAAGTTCTTCGGTTGGGTGGTGTTTTGGTCGTACCCTTCCTGTGCCCACACGCGGTCTTGGTTGTAGATTGTTTCGCCGAAAGAAATTAATAAATAGGGCTCCGCACTGGCGGAATTAATTAGCAAGAACAGGCTGATAAATAACTTTTTCATTTTGAATTGCTCCTGATTGTTTTAAGTTTATCCGCCACCCTTCTAAAGAAATATTCGATTATTTCAAGTAGGTTTTTCAATGTTTCCTCTTGTTTAATTTATACACCTGTATTGTAAGGCACAGACTAGCACAAGTGTAGTGATTAATATCAATGGATGAAAAATTTTAGTTAAAGATGTTTTCGGCACGTAGATTGCAAGAAAGCTTATTGCTCTGAAGAAGCCGTGCCCCGTTATTTCTGCAAAGCATTTTTCAGTTTTGAAAGGTGGTCGGAAATGGGGAGTGCTGCCAATTTTTGTATACTCCCATTAGGATCATTACGGATCATATAAGGATCGGGTACCGTTTTTGGTACCCTTTCAGGGGAAGAACGGTACCCTTTCCGGGGAAATTTGGTACCCGTACCGTTTTTGGTACCCTTTCGTCTTAGACGCAGAAATACAGCGTCCGGCAAGTTTATTTTGTAAAGGGGGATTTGTTCGGTTTGTCCGGACTTTGTACCGGTATTTCGGATAAAACCAAGTGTTTCTAAGGTTTTGATACCGCGCCGTACTGTTTTTTTGTCTTGAGATGTAATTTCTGACAGTGTGGATAAAGCACACCACGCGGTTGAATCTGGCTGGATAAAATTACAGAAACCTAAAAGCACGAATTTTGCCGTGGATGGTCTTATCTCTTGAGACAAAACCCAGGCGATAGCCTCGATAGCCATAAAACTCCTTCTGCGTAAGGAAAAAGTGCTTGGCCCCTGCTGTTCGCAGCAGCAGGGCTTGGTCGGGCGGGAGCTACCCGCGCACCAAGCAAGGAGATTATATAACAAGCTTATCTTTAATTGTGCAAAAAAAATCCCCAACCGGACGACCCAAGTTGGGGATATAACCGGCTTAACGCCGGACCACGGGTTGGCTAAGAGAGGGGTGGCCTAGCCGTGGTTACTACTTTGCGACAGGAGGTAAAGCTTTTTTTACTGTGCAGCTCGACGGATAATATAAAACATAGTCTACGGTTGTAACAAAATAAAGTTACTTCTTTGTAACCAAATCTTCCAAATTAGCCGGTTTCTCTACTTCGAACACATGATATACCGGCCAATCGTCAAACCCTGCTAAAATGACAATATCCGTGGGAGACAGGCAGATTAAAGCCTGATCGTACACGTCATACTGTCCTTTTAGCTCCTTTTTCACGTTCAATTTTCTCTAACCTTTTGTTGGCGGATTTGTTGAGTTTCAGAAACCCGACTCTGACCGCTGCTCCAACAATCCTATCTATCTGATCTTGCCTGTACTCGCCTTTTGTCCAGCGTTGATAAATGCCTCGGTCTGATATTTGCAGTGCCTCGGCCATAGATTTTGTTGATCCGCCCAATAGGGCTTTAGCTTTAAATAAATTCATGGCTAAGATTATAGCGGGTTGAAAATAATTTGCTACGGGTGTTGACATTTGTTACAGGTGTAGTATACAGGCATAGTAATCTGGAAATACAACTCGACACGAGGAAACCATGAACTACCAAGAGCTAAAACAGACCGATCCCAACGCAATCAAAAACGTGCTGCGCCATTACCCGCAGGATTGGCAAGATACTGTTGAGGATGACCTGCACCTGCAAAGCATGGTGGTGCGCGAGGTCCAGGCCGCGAAGAAACGCGAACAGGAATTACGCGACATGCTAGTACAGGTTGCGCGAGACGGGGCGCTGCGCGAGCAGGACGAACAGAACGAGATTGATCGGCTGTACCAAAGTTTTATGAACGGTGGCGGGACGAACAAACTCGTTAGAAAATATTTTGGCACAGACAGGGGATAATTTAAATGAAAGGTATCGACAGACTTGCAAAGAAGCTTGAAGACCTTTACGACAAGGTAATAAGCTCGTTCACAGAGCGGTCCTGGTAACACTTTTATTGTTATTGATTAATATCGTTCCATAGCAACGTTTTAGGAGCTAACTCATGTGCGAAATCATCAGCTACGAAGCCTATCGCCAAAAACTCGGACTGGAATCGTACAAAGCCAAGCGCGAGAAATGGATCGAAGACAATCTCGCGCATATGTGGCTATTGGTTCACGACAAGCTGGCGGGGTTTCATCCGTGTGTAGCGGAAGCGGCGATGATGCGGGCGCGTATGGACTTGGAACAAGGCGGAGATTTCGCAACGGCGCAATTGGCGGCGTTCGATAATTTGGATTGGAGTGCGCATGGGTAACGCCGCCTTGAGCGGCTGGCCAGGGAAAGACAAAACGGAGACTGAGAAATGACAAAGCCAAAGAAAGAAGCCAAGCGCCGTAAAGGCCAGTCCGCCTCCAAGGCGATGTTAGCAGCCGTGCTCGAAGAGATACCGACCAACTGGTGTGACCCATTGTTGAGCGGGCCAAAGGCCGTTATTGGAAGCCCGCCATATACGGGGAAAGATTTGGAGAATCTGGTGCTGGGCATACACGCACGCATTGAGGCAAAGTTTAAGGCGGTTAACGGCCCGCTTAACCGGCGCGGCGATTAGCCGCGTCCGAGTTGAAGCGGTTGTTATACGCAACTTTTAACGGAGGCAACATAGCAACAAGTTTAGCAAGAGAGAAAGCAGCACAGGCGTGGTGCAAGGAAACAACAAGCCACAAGGAAATGAACGCAGAACTGGCCGAAGCCTTTGCCGAGATTCTGGACGAGATTTGGAGACAGCCCTGGCTTGGCAACGCCACTACGGGGGAAATGCTCGAAGAGCTTAAAATCCGGGCAGAGATTCACGGGTATATCAACTATCGGACTGTTGACGCATAACGACTGAGGTGTGCGGACTGGCGTAGCCAGTCAACTTCAGATCGTGGCTATTTATTGTCCACGTATTATCTCCAATCGACGGTTACATTCGTCTACCAATAGCCACTGATACGCTAACGTCCTGGCATAGATTCGCGTCGATAACCCGCCTTCCGGCAGGTCAGCGAATCCGCACGGCTGCACCAACTTGGGGTCGTGCTTAACGCTTAATTGATTTTGCGATGTCGCGCATCCCGTGATCAAAATCAACGGGAGTAGGAGCATCCAAACAGTCTTTGGGATCATGGGTTTTCTCTATGGTTCGGAAGATAACTTTAACCTTTTCCTCCACGGCTTTGTGTTCTTTGTCGGCGTCTAGGTATTTCTCGCCCTCGTGAATTAAACGATTAGCAGTGTTCTCGGCGGCTTCGCTTCGGCAAGTTTCTTGGCCCCACTTGAACAATCCAAACCCAGCGCTAACAAGGGCCAGTGCCGCGATACCGATTAGGTAAGGGTTCATTGTCCCACCGAAACGCCATAATTGTTTATGTCACGTAAATCGTTTGGTAAAGTTTCGAACATACCGTTTCTGTATTTAAACCCAACGGAACTTAGACACTGCGCTCCAGCGAGGTTAAAGTCTCGATTTGTTTGCAGGCATGCAATACCGGAAGCGTCACCAGCGTCATTTAGACCGTAGATAGTGGTTATCTTCGCTCCAGGATAAACTACATCAATTGATCTTATTTGGGTACGTATAAACGCAATCCCATGAGCTTGATCGGCCAAGTAGTACACCCCGCCGGTATGGCCAAGGTTATTCAGAGCGTAGCTATAAGTCGCCGAGTACCCGCCTGCACTTTGTTTCGGCAACAGGGAACAAACCGTGCCAGACAATAGGCACTCGCTGTAGGTAGTCTTGCGGGTAACGGGGCTGTACGTGGTTTTTTTAATCAAGATAACGCCGTAGTCGTTTATCTTCCAAGCAGTCGAAGATTTAGGATTTCCGAGCAGGTAGGAGATTGATCCGCACCCAGCCATCGAGCACTTCGCCGCCTGTAAACTGCCAGTCAAGTAAACCACCTGACCCACCATTACGCCCGCGTTATTGATGTCTAGGATTGCGGTGTCAGTCCATCCCCCAACGGGAATTTCAGATACCACTCCGCCTTGATTGATAATCCCGCAGGGTACCTGCCCGAGCGCCGACGCACAGTAAAATCGCTGACCAACTTTGGTACCGGCATCATTAATGCCGTACCAAACGTCAACAGCATAGGAAATAGATGGGAAGAAAATGATAGCGAATAAAAGTTTTTTCATTATCGCGTTTCCTTAGCGAACTCGTTTTTTGGCATGTCCGGTACCATACTGCCTGGATCGGTCACGGGTCTTGTTTCCGTCTCTTCTAGGCAAAACTTACCTCGAATGATGCTTGCCACGATACATGCTCCCAATATCCAAGCCAAAGTTTGGGCGCTGTTGTGACGGTCCTGGTCAGGTTGGGCCGGTGTCGGGTTGTTGGGAGGAGGGACGGTTTTCCCGGTAGCGTGGATATTGTTGAACGGTAGTAGAGAGATAATCAGAAAAGTGACTAATAGCCTCATGCTGTCCTCGCGTCAAAGTAAAATTTCAGTGCCGCCGCTTGCAACGCCATGTAAGGAGCGCTCACGGCGGCGATAATGGCGGCCACTTCAATTCCGGTCTTGTCGGAATGGGCGGATGCGTAGGTCATGGCCCAGCTTGTTACCCGAATTGTTCCGTACATGATGAACACCGAAATCACATGCTTGTCGATATCGCGCTCGTCGATCCAATCCCAAATTGTAGTGACCCAGCCGAACAAGCCGTCTGACCGACGCCGTTTCTCTTCCTCATTCACCGACAGTGTTTCCCGGCGGGGTCGAAAGGATCGAGAAGTTGTTCACAAAACCAGTTCGCTAGCTTCCCGCGCCAATCCGTACCGTCGTTTAATCTGGAAACTCGGGTCGTGAAAAGAAACTCCTTGGGTATCTCAATGAACATTATTGTCCCCGCCACCACGTTAAAGATAACGTCAACGATCAACCCGATGATAAGCAAAGGGTAACCGAAGAATTTAGAAGCCGTGGTTAGCTTCCCATGGTCACGCGCTGACTTCAGGTGCATCATGGTCAAGTACAGAGCGAACGTAATATAGAACAGACCGGAACCGAACAATATCCACCAGATCATTGCAGTACCTCCTTAGCCAAGTTAACGTATCTCATTCTTTCCTCAAAACCCGTCATTCCACCGTTGATCCGTTTAGTAATGGTTACATGATCGTTGTTGTCAGCGTAAAAGTTCAAATCTCTGGACATCCAAAACCAGCAAGAAGAAATCATCCCCTCCACGGGAAACAACAGCAATTCGGGATTGTCCAAGACCTGTACTAACGTGGATTCTTGGAAGGCCGTGTAGTTGTTTCTTCCGGTGAGTTGGATAGGGCCGCGACCGTGGAAAAACCACCCGTCACCGGATTCGGTATCTCCGTTCCCAATACGATTGGCATAAACATAGTTAGCCAGAGATTCTGGATCGTATTCGTACCGATCAGCAATCTCCTTGTTAGGGAATCGTCCTGGCCATACCTTCATCAAACGTTCGGCGGAATAGTTTAGATTTTCCTCGAACACGGTAAGACCTCGGCTCTCGTGCCAAACTTGTCCTAGAAAGGCTGATTGCCGAGAGGGGCTGTTGATCCCCCATTGAGGGCATACGTCTAGGACGGCTGTAATCCATTGCTCATCGGCTGAAGGGAATATAGCTTTGAGTTGTTGGATGTTCACTTATCGTTCCGCCCAAGATACTTTTGCAATATCAAGATGGTCTGTCGGGTTCCCAAGTGACCCGCCAAACCGCCGACGGCCGCGCCCGCCATCGGGTGCATCCCGATCCACCACACCGTCAGCATGTAGATGCTGACCGTGAAGAACAGACTACCGAAGATGTCTATCACGGCATTTCGGATGTTAGTCCGGTTCATCTTTCGGCCGTTCCAGTCTTTCCACAATCTGATAAACGACCCAAATATTCCCATTGTCATGGCGATGATTAGACCTATTAAGTTTGGGTCAAACTGTTTTTCCGGCATATATATTTCCATAGTTTATCATCCATGTAGTGACCCCTATCCTAAAATGATTCAGATCAGACACTGGACTAAATCCCAGAATCGCACGTTATCGACTTAATGGATTCGATGTCTATGGCCTGATCGACTAAATCTGTTATGTCGGCCAGTCGTTGGGCTTCCTTGTCTATTTCGACCGTGCTTAAATTTTTACGCATCGCGACAAACCTCTGTCCGTCAAGTTCGACGAATCGTTTCGTGCGTTGTCTCCGTAGTTTGTTTTTCCATATTTCTTTTGCTTTTGGTAAATCGTGGCAAACCACATTACCATCGTGCGTCCAAGAATCACGGAGCGACCTTTCCGGTGGAAGGTCTTCCGGAGAGACAACGGCCACGCGTACCCATTCCGGCGGAATGGATTGGCTTTCTCTAATTCGGGACTCGACTCGATTAAGATAATCATCTTCGGTTTCTTCCTGGGTAAACGTTGCCGATCCATCATTAACCTTTGCGTCTAAGACGGCGATCAGTCTCTCAGATAAAGTATTGGTGTGTAATAAATATTCACCAACCTTATAAGACCCAGACAAAGGAAGGGCGGGGGAACTGATTGCAACACTTCCATCAGGTTTTTTAAAAATTAATCTCTTATTGATGCGCATTATTGATCTCCAAAGGCGACGGCATGCCACTGTTGAGGATCGGATGGGGTATTGGCGGAGTCGTAGCATTCACACTGGAAAGACCCGGCCGCTTGGGTTTCAACCTGTGCCGACCGCACGTTGTTGTCGGTGCCGTACTGGGCAACAACCAAAGGCTGGTAGTTAATTGAACTAAAGTCGGTGGCAATCGTTACGGTCAGCAGACCGGTTCCGGTATCCGTGATAGAAGCGATGTTTCGCGATACAACTATGTTTCCGCCCGCATCGCACGTTAAATTACATTTAGCGACTCCAGGATGCCAGTTCATGTTTCCGGGCGTCGCGGCAACCACGTTGGAACTGGCCGCTTCCATCTCCGTTTGGCTGGCGGCGGTAGAAACGGTAATGCCAAGGGTTGATAGTGCCGCCGCCGCATTCGCATCGTCCAAAATTGTCCTGGCAAAGGACGTAAGCGTGGTTACGTCTGCGGTTCCAGACCCAGTGAAATAAGGAAGCTTGTCGGCGTCCGACGTGAGCCCTGCTATTGCGGCAAGTTCCGCATCGTACGCCTGAACGTCCGTGCCGATAGCAAGGCCAAGTGTTGTTCGTGCCGCTGAGGCGGTGGTGTCATCTATCAGAGTTTGTGCAAAAGCAGAAATAACCGCTAGAGCCGATGAAGTCTGGGCGATTGTGACGCTGGTAGTACCAATAGTGATAGTATCCGACGTGCTGACATACCACCATCCACTGTTGGTGGATCCGCTATGGACAAAGACAAGGGTTCCATTTCTTATATCATAAGTTCCATCCCAGTCCTTGGTTCGCGTCCACGTACCCGTATCACATTCGTATATTCCATTGTCGGCGCCCACAGTTTGGTTTTTTACTAAAACACGGTCTCCGTCAACAATGGCTACGCCATCAATTGTTTGCTCGTCAGACAATGTAATATTGGCAGTTGTTGCCGCCCTGCATGGAGCTTTGATAGCGGAGTTGGAATTGACACCTTGACGACGGTCTGTGGTAGTGCTTGCCATATATGTGTTTTCTACACTATTTCCTTTATTTCACGTAACGATTTTTCGTTAATGTTTCGTCTGATTCAACTGTTCTTGTAGCATCATCGGAAACGCCATTTCTACGAGTTTAAAAAACTCGGCATTCTGTTGTGCAATCTTTTTACGTTTAGCGATCTGTTCTTGAGGCCACGTTTTCTGAATATATTTCCATGCCTCAAGACTGTCGGTGTTTTCGGTATCCGATTCGGACGATGAACCGGAAAAATTGGCAACGGATTGTGCCGTCACGAAAAACTCAGCAGTGGCGATGGATTCTCCGATCCACTCCACGTCCGAAGTAGCAGAAACTGAAAACACCCCTTCTGATTGCGCTATACTTTCCCCGATCCATTCTATGAGAGAAACGGCAGGAATAGACACTGATCCGGAAGCCGCTGATTCACCACCCCAAGTAACGGTCCCGCTTGCTTGTGAATTTAATTCACCCGTCGCTGTACTAACCCCACCCCATTGCAAATCAGAAACAGTCTGAACATCAAAAACGGCTGAAGATATAGATGACGATTCACCCGCCCACTCAACGGTTGAGGCCGCCACAACCGAGAAATAGGCGCTAACCGCTGCGGAACCATTAAATGTCGCGGTGGACATTCCCAAGATTGATACATCAGCCGAATTTGATGACGATCCCACAAAAGTCGCGGTAGACGTAGAAGCAATAGACACAGCTGCTGAAGCGGAAGAAGTGCCGGAAAAAGTTGCCGTAGCCGTTGAAGTGATCGAGAATGGACTGCCAGATGAACCAACCGTCCATTTCGGCGTGTAATCGTAGGCAGTAAGGACGGATGTGCCCTTATAAACCCTGAACTCAAAATAATCTCCATCCGAAGGGGCGCTGGATAAAGCCACGGCCCATTCAAATTCTGTATATCGGCTGCTACCTAGATCGGTCGCGTCGGTCCCGTTCTCGTCATCCCAACGCCTGCCGGTATCGAAGGTTTTACCACCGGGAACGGATAGTCTGGCCGTGGTAGCTTCACCGCTTGCCGCAATATTCGCCGATGTCGCAACGTAGCATTCGTTATTCACCGTTGGCGCGCGAACGACAAAAGCGATACTGGTCCAAGAGTCTCCCGCAATCGACCAGGCAGCCGAAGCAATGGATTCGCTGTCGGTTACGGCAGCGGTCCGAACCGCCACGCCATGAGCAACAGCCCCTAAATCTTGAGTTTGCAGATTGGTCCAACCCGCTGGGGCCGACCCCAATGGGTCCGCATCAATCCCGTGACAAACAACCAGTTTCCCGCCACCATCAGACGCACCGGCCGAAAATGCCGGGCTATCTACCGTAACGTCGGAAGTGCTGGCCCCACTGGTAGATGTGCCGCTGGCCCCTATTGGTGTCGCGGCCTCGAACTCTCCCGCCGGGACTCGTACACATGTCGCCGTCCAAGATTCCGTTGCATTGGGGTTAAAACTTAACGTTGAGGCGGTCCAACTTCCGGTAGCCACCGTGTACCAAGCTTGTGCTCGGGTCTCCGTTGAATTGTCTGATATAGGCCCTGCAATACTGGTTAACGTTTCTCCGTTAGGTCCGCTGGGAGCGGTAACGGTTGTCGTTGTGGTCGAATCGTCCCAGGCAACATAGAAGATCAACAGATCGCCGGTACTGGCATTAGGATAACTAACCGCCCAAGGGTCTTCGGCGGTGTTGTTGCCGGATACCGTACAATCTCCGGCCTCTATAACTGGTGTGGTCTCAACGGAAGCCCCGACCGGTACTGCCGTATATCCACCCGATCCATTTTTTTGATATCTCAGCGTATAGGAATAACTCAGCGGATCGCCAGATGCTTCCACTTGAACTCTGAGTAGTTTTGTCTGCGAATCCGTCGCGGTGATGTTGGTGTTTTCGGCCTCGGTCCACGTATGCGAGGCTTCGTTCGCGTCGTCCTCGCCGAAGCGGAAGGCGGATTGATCGACAGAAGAACTATCTGCCGGTCGTAAAGCGATTAAAGCAATACTTCTTCCAGCCGAAGCTCCACCGGCAGTTCCAGTGCCCTCGACGGTAATGGCCTCCGCCGTCGTCTGGGTGCAGGTTGCAATCGCTACGTTATAAAACCCAGAGTTAATATCGTTCTGGTTTGTCCAGCTTCCGGTAGTGCCGGATGTCGTGGCGAACGTGTGGGCGGCATCAACGCTGCTGGTGGTGTCCGACGCCATAATCGCGACGATCATGCAACCGTCGGTGACGGGGGTAATGCTTGCGCTTATCGTCCAAGGTGATGCCGTGGCGGTGTTGTTGTTCTGTACGACCGCCGTTACGTCTTCGGGGGTGGTGTTGTTGACACCAGAAAAGGTTGCCGACAAGCAAATCATCGCCTGGTTCGATCCGACGCTTAGAGCGCCTTCCGAACCCGATGCGTCTTTCTTGCGATAAACCGCTAAAGTTTGGTTATCGCTGGTTGTGTCCTGATCGACTAAGATGTCGAAGTTAGTCAACGCACTGGGCGTGGCCAGTGCGTCGGTAACCGTGACGATCAGAATTACATCATCCGCCGTGGCTCCCGGCGTGATGCTGATAGGGTTGGCCGGAGTAGTGTTTTGACTCTCGGCGTTGTAGGTAACGGCCACGTTAGCTCAACGTAGCGGCCAGATTCGTTAGCCTAGTTTGTACCGCGCTAAGTTGTGGAGCGGTTAGTAATACCTTGGTAGCACCGTTTACCGCGTTAATCGTGTGAGTTGAGCAAACGCCGGATGCGTCCTTGGGGAAGTTAGTTATTAGCCAATCACGCAGGTCTACCAAGCTTGCCCGAACTACCGTGTACTCGGTATTAATGTCCAGGTTAGTATCGCTTTCCTGGGCCTTGGCATAAGCCACCAATTCGGGAGTGTTCAACGAATCGAGTTTGGCGATGGTGTCAAACACGCCGGTAAATACATCCAGCATTTGCATCCGGTTAAGCGAGAGTTTCCCGGAATAATCCAAGGCTTTATCTCTTGCGTTCCTGATGGTCTCCTTCCATTCCTTGTATTTTTCGCCAAGCGTTTTCGATGTTGCGGGTAACATAAATCTCCTATCAATCCAAAGTGAAAGAACTACCAGTCGTTAGAGACGGTGTTACGTTTTGGCTGTAATTAATGTTGGGTGAAATCGTTCCTGAAGCAATGATGATTCCACCTGTAGTGGCCGATGTCATCACGATGGCGGCGTGCGTAAGCGTACCGGTACTGGTGCTCGTATTTTGCGGGAAAGTAATTGCCGCAACCGGGTTGGCGGCGCCGCTGGCAACGGTCCAGCCGGCTGTGGTGCGAGTTACGGATATACGAGTATAGCCAGTGTAACTAGCCTCGTTCGTTCCAGCCGTTCCGGTATCTCCGGGATCCGCCGTGTGCAAACTAACCCATACGGCGGTGTTTGGAGACGATGAGGCATTGTCGGCGATGTTGGCAATGGCCGTTGCGTTCAAGTACAGTTTTAAGATATTTGTTTCACTAGTATCGGAAAATCCTGCCATGACTATACTCCTTTAATTGGGGTTGCGGTAAGACTTACGGCACGCCCATCCGCGTCGTAAATCGGTTTAAAAACGAATGAAGTCATGTTCGGTGGTGCTTGAACGGTCACCAACTCCTTAATAGGTTTTGCAGTCAATCGCTTATCTAAGGAAGCGAGTTTCTCCGGCACCATTCCTAATACTGACTCTATTCGTTCCAGAACGGTTTTTAGCTCCATTATTTCATTCTTTCCATCATCTTCTTTAATCTTGTCTCGGATTGAGAATAAGTCGGCGGTTACGTCTTCTAATCGACGCTCGACGGTCTCCCTGGAAACACGCTCTGCTTCAAGCAGGGTCTGCAAAGATTGCTTCTCTGCCATCGCGGCCGTGGCTTTTTGCTGCGCCTCGTCACGAACCCGTTCTGCTATCTCGGCTCGCTTGACGGCCTCCAGGCGAAGCTGGGTTTCGGCGCTAAGATCTTCGCGATATCGGGCCGATAGTTGTTCCACGTCCGTTGCCCCGTTTGGAAACAGCGCGTTGCGCAGACTTGTTGGTTTCATTTATCCTCCTGTCCTCGGGGCAGCCATCCCCCTCCCGTGAAAGAGGAGGTTATCAGGGTCGGGGGTAAAGCTGCCCGTTGGAAAAGTTTAATATCCATTTTCTAGTCCGGTCCAAAGACAACTGCTTCGGGTCCAGCCTCTCCTTGCAGGAAAGCTTCGGCTCCCAGCACGGTATCCGATATTTGCTTCCCCGGAAGTCCGACAGCGTAACTGATTCCCATGATTAAATTCTTGGTATCTTTCTTGTCTCCTTCTCCGGAAACAATATCAACCAGAGAGACGGCGCCCTTTCCAAGCCCTTCTCCGGCAGACTGTACCGGGCTTATTTTGAGCCCGTAATTGGCAATGTCTTTATCGAACAAGGACCAGGCGTAAGCGGACAAATCACGGACAATCGGTATCATCGCGGCCCCGTACATGACCATCGAATAGACGAGCTTCTTAAACCAGTCTTCATCATCTAAGTCATCATCCTCTCGCCCTCCGATAGTGGAAAGAGCCGTCGGAATAACCATCAATAACATGAAACGGGCAGTAAATTTAGATACCGCCATAGTACGGTTTTCCTTGGCTTCTTTGGCGGAAATGGCCTTGGCCCGTATAAGCTGTCCTAACTGGGCATTGGAATAAGACTGGAACATGGTAAACACTTTTTTAAGTTGCCCATACCCTCCATGACCGGACATTATTTTCGGCAAATCCACGTCACGGCCACTACCTTGGGTTTGTCTTACGATGTGGTCGGCATATTCCACGGCCTGTTTTGGGTCGTTCTTGTATCTTTTCATTCCTTCTGCGAAGGAAGCGTTCCAAATCGGCACGGTAACGGCTCTATCGGTCATCCCCATTAACCACAAGAACTGATAAGTATCGGGAAGGATTTTCCCGTTCACGGTTAATTTTCGCGCCATATCCTGTAAGTCACGATCATAGTTATTGAACCGGTGGCGCATATACTCGGAATGCGAAGTCGCGAATTCGTACATTTCGTTCATGCGCCAAGAGAAAAACTTCCCTAGTTCTCTCGTTAATAACGCCGCCGATACCGGTGATTCTTTTTCGAACGATCTGGCATAAACAGAAGCCACCCCGGTTATGTTAAGCAATGCCGTTCGGGCGCCTGATAGCAGGGTAACAATGGTGTTCTTCCTGGCTATGCTAAGTGTTTTTTCGATGAAGCCGGTTGGGTTTCTCGGAGGCGCCGCCACTTCTCGAACTCGCGTAACCAAAGTCCGGTACGCAGGAATTCCCGCCGCTGTTTTTATTGCGTTCTGCACTTCCTTATCATTCAGCATGCGCATGGTATCGGCTACGGCCTCTCGATATGCCAAATCGTGCACCGTTTCATTCACGGTTTCCGAGAACACACCGAGATCTAGACGAGGAAGAAGCTTGACCCCCTCTTGTCGCTGTTCGCTGGTTCCTTGGTTCGTCTTGGCTGTCATTCCCAATGACCCACCGAGAATGGCCTGCACGGCCTGGCTTTCGTCAAAATGATGGGCCCGTTCCGACAGATCGGTATCGTATTTTAGGCGGAAGTACCCGCCTCTAGCGGGGCCGTGCTTTGTTTGATACGAGATGGGCTCTACTTTCGGCGGGGCTTTCCCGCGGGTTCGTTCATTCAAGTCTTTAAGTTCCGGCCACAAATCTTCATCAAATAGTTTCCATATCCCGTCCACCAAACGCAGGTCCTTCTCATCAAGCAAGGCGATAATCTGTTTTATCTGGGCAGCGGACCACCCGTAATTCATAAGACGTTCGCGTCCCTCTTTATTTCCATAAAGCAACGCGACCACGACGGCGTTCTCTCGGGTTACTGGAATACCAATATCCGTTCCGATGTCCTTTCTTGCGAATTGCCTACGCTCGGCAAGGCCGTAAGCCTTAAACAATGGTTTCAGTTTCTTGTAAATTTCGGCCAGTTTCGTTGCTTTCCAATTAGACCGATCCGACATGCGCCCGAATAAAGATCTTTCAACGTCTCCGTAGTCCCCGCCTTCAAGAAGATTGAGGATGGTTTCGGAATTCAGAAATTCGCCAGCCCCCTTGTCTCCCAAGGTCTCGGCGGCCTTGCTGATGGTGGGGATACGATCTGGTGCCTGTTTCTTGGCAACCCACACCCCGTTAACTTGCTCGAACGCCTCTGGATGAAATTGTCGTATTCTGTCCAATACCGTGCCACGTTCTTGCTCAAAATTCATTTGACGAATGGCCAGATATTGTTCCTGTTCGCGACGCGCCAACCGTTCCAGCTGCTTAACGCTGTCCACCAAACCGGTCATCTCGTCCACGGATAAATCTTTGTAATTCTTACGATAAGTTTCATTCTTAATGAACCCTGGAAGATCCGGGGTTACGGCCGCCAATCTGTCGGACTCGTTCTTGACGAACTGTTCTAACGTCTCGCGTTCCGCGTCAATGGCCTTTAAGCTGCGTCTGCGTAAATCGAATCGGGACAGTAAATCGTCTATTTGATTTACGGCCTCTCCGCGCATCTTGTCGCGCACGGATTTTTTGTCGAACTTGGATAAATATTCTTTCCCCTTCTCAATCCTGTCCAGGGCGTCGTTGGCGGAACGATAAAGCTCCAGATTCAGCAACTCGCGTTGCTTCTCCATCAGAGCGCCTTGATAGTCTCCTTTCCCGGCCAGCTTTACGGCTTCTTTGGCGGCACGGCGAATAGCCATGAGATACCCGTCGGGACGGATGTCTCGAATACGTTTCTGGGCTATCACCCCGTCGGCCATTTGTTTAACCACGGATTGAGACGCCATCGGGACTGTTAGCATGGCAAGTCCACGACGACGTTCGTCACGTTGTTTATTCTGCTCCGCCTTCACGTATGGTTTAACTTCTCTTACGCGTTTGCGCAAGGCTTTTATTTCTGCGTCGATAACCTTATATCGGTGATCGCTCAAAACCGCTTCCGTGGCTTCTGCCTGGATAGTGCCATCGAGTAACATGCTGCCGTACCGCTCTTCCATGCGTTTATCGGTTTCCGCTTCGGCTAAAGCCTTCTTGGGACGAAGCCCCGCTAATTCCAGCAGCAACTTGTCTCCGGACTCGAACCCAAGAATATCCGCCGCCACGTCTGGATCCACGCCGCCTTCTTTTGCCATTATTCCTTTCGGCAGTCGCTTAATAAAATCCTTCCCGTTTCTGTCATGAACGGATTTAGAATCGAGTTTCATGGGTGGCATGCCATCCGGCAAGTCCGAACCGTCTGGCATCTTCCCGTTTTTAAGGATGGCCTCCGCTATGTATCCGTGTTGTTTGTTTAATTCTTCCAACACTTCTGATTTTATTTTATCTCGCTCGTCTTTCCACCACGCTTCTTGTCCGCGGCGAATCTCGTTCATCAATTTTTGTTGCAACCGCTCCTTGGCTTTCTTGTTAGCTTCCTCGACGATTCTCCGGTAGGCGGAAAATTCCGCGTCCGACATTCCTACGTCGGCGGGATCGGTAAACACCGGAATTATTTCATTCTCGCGGTTTGCGTTTTCGATCTCTTCCTCGGTGGCTAATAGCCTGTCCATCACGCCACGAATCTGATCGTTCATCCGAACGTCAAGTTTCACGGAACGGTACAGATAAACCAACCACGCCCGGAACTTAGCAAACACGCCACGCAGCTCCGTTGAAGGGGATTTTCCTTCCAGGAGATAGGCTTCAAAGCCCTTGGCCCATTTCTCGTGGTGCTCTGTTTTAATTTGTTCGCGAGACTCAACCCCAAGCCATTTAAGCGCGGCATCAAAATCGTCTATAACGCGCCGTTGATCTTGTGTTAATTTGTCTTCTTCGATGGTTTTAAGATCGCTGTACACATCGCCAAACAACTCTAAGAAGAAGTGCCCGGATTCGTGCAGGAACGTGGATAAATCTGCTTTTTGGAATAGTTCTATCGTGAACTTACGATCCTGCCCGAACCGAATAGCGCCACGCTTGATGTCCTTCTTTTTCTGGAATAGGGGTTGTCCCTGCATGACGGCATCGCTCATGGCTTGGGTGATGTCTAGGGAGTGGACACCATAGCCTTTGGCTGGCTCGTCCAATGCCCCAAGCAGTTCGCCATCTGACATATCGTCAGGAGACTTGGTGCCAGTGAACTTTGATAGCACCGTCTCCCCAACCTTCGCGCCCCACTTCTTCACATACTTGTTCACTACCTGCGGGAGCATCTGGTCGTAGAAGGCTTTCATGCCTTCGCCGCCGACTTTGAGGTCGAGGCCGCGCAGTACCCCGGTGTCTTTGCCTGATCCGGTGATCTTGTCGGAGACTTCTTTACCAACGAAGTCCTGTATCTCAGACGGAGCTAGGTTCTTCTCGATCTGATTTCCGGTCTTTGGGTATACGAAAATCTGGTAGCGGTCGCCTTGCTTCTGCCATGTGATGGCTTCGACTTGCTTGCTCAAATCATACCGCGCCGCCTGCTGCTCTCCAGTCGTCCACGCGATACGGTCAAAGCCGTTCTCAGAGGCATACCGGATCATCCGCTTCATGGCGAGCATGGTCCAGGCTTCGGTTTTGGTGACGAAGGGGGCGGATGGAACCTGTGACGACCTTACAATGCCGTCATTTTTTGCCATCTCCTTCTCTAATCCCGTCAGCCATCTTGCGAAATACTCGCGTGCTCCTTTATCGCCATCCACAACGCCCTTGCCAACAACACGCTCATGGCCAAGTTTATCTCGTGTTACCCACTGTGCATCGGTCTGAGTGACATCAAATTCTTCCGGGGAATAAACGTGAGGCTTGAAATTTTCGCCTTCCTTAAACCCTTCCTTCCTCCCCTTCTGCGCCAAGTCGCTCTGCACTTCCTCGATGAACAGGACGCGCTTGCCTTCGGCGTCGGTGCGTTCGTTGAAGCGAACGTGGGCGAGGATGTTGGGTTCGTCGAAGTGGGAGGAGCGAAAGCCTTTGTTCTGTTTCGACTTTATGTCGCGTATTGGTTTACCAAGTTCATCTAAACGCCTAGCTTCTTCAGGAGTTGCTTTCCTAAGGATAATTTCATCGCTTCCATATTTCTGGCGTAACTCTTCCTGATATGCCCTAAATGCATTATCTGCGTCGATATATTTCTGTTTATCTGATGATGTTTCAGGCAACGTCAGCAACAACTCCCGGTAGTTCTCGCCGCCGGGGAGTTGGTAGGAGGCGAATTTTGTATTCTGAATAGTATCTAGTTTTTCTCGTATCTCATGCCATTCGGCCATCGCCTTTCCGTATGCGTCCACAGCCTTGCGGGCAGAACCCAATTTGAGGAGGTCTATTTTTCTTTCGGCGGAGGCGTCACCGGTCGCCGCTTCATAGGCCCAATGCGACAAATTCGCAGAGTCCAACTGCGATAGATTTTCGTGTACATAGTTCAAGTCAATCTCTGCTATGTCGCGACGACGTTCTGCTCTGTGCAATGCTTCCGCCAGCGCATCACGTTCTGCTTGATTATCACCAAGCGTCATCTCCTGCACCTGCACACCATTCTGCCGCACAAACTCAAGCACGGATTCCTTGGTGACTTGTCCGGTTTGCATGTCCAGCCATTCATTCAGGCCAGTGGCTTCTATCTCGTCGGCTTTTACGCCAGCGAGTTTAGGGATGATGGCTTTCCAGTCTTTGGCTGTGGCCTTTGCTTGTTTGGCGGATTCGATGCCTTTCTCAAGGGCCGAAAACCAAATTGGTTTCTCACTCTGGAATAAGTAATCCTTCAGAGACCCTTGAAACAATTCTTTCCCTTTCTCTGGATCGGATTGCAGCATCTTCTTGATCGCTGCGTTATCCATCTCTTTTACGTTAACCCCCAATGTTCTTAGGTGGTCGTCCAGTTGTTCAATGGCGGCACGAACGTTTAACAGGTCGGCATCCTGCTTGCCTTGGCGATATACCTTCTTCCCCATCATTTCTTTGGATATGGCTTCGAGCAGAAGATTAGGATCTCTTTCGGAAAGGTACCCATGCTCTACCGCTAATTCGGCAATATCATCCAGTGTTCGCCCTTTGTCGTTCACCAAACCGACCCTTACTTTTTGCATATCCCTGGCGGACAGCTCTCTACCCTGATCCTTTAATCCGCCTTGTTTAACGATAAAATCCAGCAATGACTCTCCATAAACGTCTTTGTCGGTTGGCACGTCACCGGAACGTAACCGATCCAAGAATACGTCCAGGGCGTCCGTTTTTGCGTGTTTCTCCAACACGTCTGGCAATGGGCGGACGATCCTTAAATCTCCATAACGCTGTTCCAGCAATTTCTGGGCTCGTTCTCCTCCGGCTTGACCCAACACACGGGAAACAGCAGAGTGGATGGACGCGTAAGCTTCAGCCGTGCTTCGGTCGGTACCAGTAGAAATAAGCTGACCGACAATATCTTCACGCACGCGATCCGTTTCTGTGTCAGCATTTATTCCCGATTCTTTGACTAATTCTTTCTCTATTTCTTCGGCCTCGCGTTGGGTCAACTCGTCTGAGTTGAAGCGAATATCCGGCAGCAACGCTTTCCCATGTTCGGTCGAGGCGAGCTGGGTGGCGTACCGTGACATGGGGATAACGATATCAGTGCCAGCGGTGATGGCTTCTCGATAGGCGGTTTTCCCAATGATGGATTCGGCGATAATGGCTGGATCGGTATTAACGCTTTGCCAATAAGCCGTCCAACGCTCCACGGGGATCATCACGGATTCAGCCGGGGTGCCTTCCACCATGCCCTCGACGTACTTGGCGAAGCTTTCTGGGTCTCGTTGGCGAAGTTTTGAGTTCGCGGCGAGGTCGTTTATTTTCTCGATAAACGTTTTATTTATTTTAGGTCTTTCCGATTCGTCTTTGGAAACGGCGAGTGCAGCGGCATTTATTCCGCCCGTCAAGACAGTTTGGGTGATGGTGGAAATTAACGTGGAATAGACCGCGCCGGGGCGTTCTGCCAAGTATTCTCCCCATGTCTTTTCGGGGTTCGCCACAGCAGTGTCGATGGCGTCCTGAACAAGCGTGGCGACTTGCTCACTGGGAATTTCTCTTGCAAGAAGCCCTGTAAGGAATTTACCTGCCCCAAGTTTCCCAAGGTTCTTAACCAGGAATCCCATCGGCAGCAATTCTGTTGCGACTTCAGTCGCTCCCTCACCGACGGAACCTAAAGCGGCTTCTCCTGGGGTCGCGCCTCTTGCCCGGTATTTCCCGTAAGCCTGTGATTGAGCTTCAAGACCCATCAGACCAAGCATGGGGACGGGGCTGCGGGTTGCGATGGACGCCGCCAAACCTGGGGCCGTGCGAGCGAAACTTACGGTTCCGCCGTAAATGGCCTCTACCGTTTCTGACTCGAATTCCGGTTTTGCCATTTCCTCGATACCGCGAGACTGAAGATACTTTCTGATCGTGTCCTGTCTGCGAACCTCGGTCTTAGCGGGGTCTTCCTGAATTCCTGGAATACCCACGTCTTGCATCTCAAGTTGCATACTCTTCTTGGTCTGCTTCGCGCCCTCACGGAAAGAAATGGCGACTCCGCTTAACCAAGAGAAAACACCTGGCGTCGGCCGATACGGTTCTTTCCACTCGCCGAATTCTCGTATACGAGCTTCCATGTCTTTGAGCGATTCGGTGTCATCGTGGGCGATCTTGGCGAACTCAACGTCTTTAAGACGTTCCGCGAGATAGGGCGAACCTTCCACCAGAAGGTCGTATTCGTTGAGTTTCTGTTTTTTGGAAACTTCGTCAAGGTTCCGTTCAACGACTTCGAGCGGAATGCCGGTCTTAGTGGAAAGCTTCCTCGCCTGGGCGACGGATTCAGGGTTCGACTGAATCGCTCGCACGGTGGACGCACGAATCCCCTGAACATCCGACTCTCGTTTTAACGAAGAATCGTATTCGTTTTCGTTTCTTAATATTTCATCGTATTCGTTCATAACTTATATTTCGCTTTAAACAGTCTAACGACTTCTTCTTCCGTGACTTTGACACCCTTTCGCTTCAACGCGGATTCAATCTTTTGCCGCTCGTCTTTCGGAATATCCGGTGAAAACCGTTTCGCGTCCTCCGTTCCGTAAATTTCATATAATCTTTTGTTAGGATCCGGTAGGTAAAATTTCCCGGACAAGACTTCCCCAGAAATAACCATGCGATCAATCAGTTCTTGACGTTCTTTGTAGTTAAGGGGTTTTCCTTTCTCTCTCTGAGCGTCGTCAATAGCAAGCGTTATCGTTCTATCAAAACGCCCTTTTTTTTCCTTGTCCCCGGATCCCCATTTCATCTGGTCGTGCATGTTTGCCAGTTGCTGCTCCAGTGTCGCCGCTTCTTTGATCTTGTCCGGATGTTGAAGGTTAATGAAGTGTTCACGATCCGCCTCGTCCAGACTCGGGAAAAATTGACGAAGGTCGGTTGACTGAAATCTCTCTGGTTCTTTCACAGCCATGATCTTGAGATCGTAATAAACATTCGGATCGGTTTTTACCCCGACTCCGGCTGCTATGTTTTGTGCCTCCCGTTCCAGTGCGATTCTTACTTTTCCGTCCATCCTGTTCAAAACTCCAATGGGAACGGTGGATAAGCTCTTTGTTTTCGCCAATATGTCCCATGCCTTGTCGGCGGCGTCCGCCTGATCGTTGGCCACGGCTTCCTTTTGCTCTCTTGCCCGAGAACGAATTTCGAGAACTGCGGCCTCCTCCTGTTTACCTTCGAACGTAGACCTTGCTAATTTAATGGCCTCTGCTTCCGGCAGACCCTTTGACTGAACGGAATCGGCAAACCTTTGAGCGCGTCCTCGCGTACTCCCGGTTTCAAGCATTTTCTCAACGGCTATTTGATCTTCGCCACTGATTAATCCTGAGTTTTGTTCATAGAACGACATGGCCGAGAGATCGTCGTCGTTTGCCAGATGTCGCTCAATGATTCCACGGTTCACGGAAGAATAAATTTTCGCCTTGATGGATTCCTTCTCCGATTCGGTCAATCGGTTCCTATCCGCTTCGCTGGAGATCGCGGCATTGATACGCTCCAACGACAGGGCCACGCCATTGGGATCCTTGTATCGGTCTATTGCATTACGGGACTCTAGATCCAAGGTAGCCAGGTAAACGCTCTTGTGGTAAATGTCGGTTTCTCTTGAAACGTGGTTTACCAAGTCCTGTTTGAACTGAAGCCTCGCCATTTCCGCCCGTTTTAAGAACAGGTTCTTTTGACGGTCGTTTTTCAGGCTCTCATTAATTTCACTAACGCTCTGGTCAAAACGCTTTGCATAGTCATCGAACAGCGGACGAGTAACGGCTTCACTGCCGCGCTTCTTGGCGAATCCGTCATCGCCATTTGTTAAATCAAGTTTCTTTTCTATCAGCAGATTGAGTGAATCTTCCGCCCGCGCGGTATCATTACGAACCTGCGTTCGTTCTATCTGCTCCGACACTCTCTCAAGAGTTTCCCCCAGTCGTCCAAAAGAGCGTGCCTGCAAGCTTTCGGTGCCGGTGTTGGGGTTGTAGGTGACGGCGCCGGTTAACGGACGAACGGAAGGGACCGCGCCGAAATCTTGAGCGGAAGGAAGACGCGGCATTAATTGATCCTCGTTCCGGAAGCCGGGGTTGGCTTTTTAAGGTTCGGATCGGTGTATCTTGAGTAAAGACTGGACGCCCCCCTAGCAGCGGATCCCCAAGCTTCCAGATCATGTGCTTTTTGTCTGTCTTTACCAGCCTGTTCTAAAAGAGCCCCTTCCGACAAGGCGTTAGACGCGCCCATCTTCAACCTCCTGGCCTGTTCCTCTCCCTGATACAGGGCCACGCCTTCACGATAGGCGCCTTCGCCGTGGATATCGGCAATGATATTGGCCACGGTTGGATCGTGAACACCGCCGCCCCCGGCAGCGGCCACGGCCACGGCTCGGGAGGCGATAAGATCGGTTCTGCGTCTTTCTTCAGCGGCATCCAGTTGTGCCGCGGAGACAACCTGACCTGCCTGTTGTTCGAGTTGAGCCGATTCAACCTTCTTCATACCCCCGGAACGCCTACCTGCGTCACGCTCTTTCCGCCCCGCCACCACGGAACTTACGCCTTGCAGCACAAACGGCAACGCCGCCATTAACATCGCCATTGATAAACTCCGTTGTCGTAATGAGTAAAACCGACGTGCAAAAGAAGAATATCAGCATTCTGAATGCACGGATCGGCATAGGAATAAACAGGAAATCTATAATTTTTTATCATTCTTCTGATTAACCTAATTCCTTTTACCAAGGTGCGACGATCCTTTCTTATCTCCTCGTTCAATTCGGTGAAAACAATAATCTTAGTGTCGTTCCTGTAAAATCCGGCAAGCCCGAGAACTTGGTTTCCGCGAACGGCAGCAATGCCTTGTATTGTTTTCATGGGACGGGCTCCGTAAAAGCTCTCCGCCAATGACTGAGTTAACGGGACCAGTTTAATATCGGTCATGGGTCTCCGTCGAAACAACGGCACAAACAACGGTGCATGGCTTTGGGGCCGTGGCCTGTAAACAAAGGCGCGCATCCGTGTCCCAGGTACCGGGGAAAGTGATGGATTGTTCGTCGTAATTTGAGTGAATCGCTGTTGCACTCACGTCTGTCTCAGACTCCCGTCCAGGAAGATCGTCCAGATTGTCGAAGTCGGGTCCAAATTCAAGCCCGGTGGCGTGGGTATTACGAAGGATGACACCAAGCATTGGAATCCTCTTCTTTTGCAGGAGCCCGGTTCCTAAATTTGACGCATAGGCCAATTTCGTTGACTTCCATTGCGCCGTGTATGGAAGCCCGACAACCGCCGAAGTGACAGCGGAAGAAACCCCGGTTATCTGCCCACCGCTAACCGTATAAGACCCAAGCGCCGCCCCATTCCCCCATACCGTGACCGATTCGGCTTCTAGATGCCCAAGCCCCGTGATGGTCGTTGTGGAGGCTCCGCTGTACAACAAGAACGAATCGGCTTGTTTGTTAAGGGTGCTACCGACACATTCGGATTCCAATGCCCACTTTTCCAGATAACGCTTTGTCGATGAATTAATGGTACGGGTAACCAGATAATAAACCTGATCCTCGGCCGCGCCCTCGTCGCCCGGTAGTACGGCAACATCATTTACGGTTCCGTCTGTCTCATACTTAAACCAACACAGCACGTTTTCCGTGCGTTCAAACAAGGCAATGGCAACGGTTCCATCGTCTAACACGCAATGAATGCGAGTATCGGGTTGCCGTTGAACCGCCATGCGCTTAACGCCCGCCGAAGTAACTTCCGGGCACAATAAAGTAAGATCGGACGAACCGTATTCGGCGTCTTCCTCTATCCCTATCTGCATTACCCGAGTTGCTCCGCGTTGAACGTAAACCCCTACTTTGTCAATCTTCATTGCTTCGACATTAGACGACCCTTGGGTGGAGGCTGGTTTAATGGCGAAACTGGTGGGGGTCAGCGGCTCATCTTGTGACGAAGACTTGCATACAAACTCGGCTCCTTGAGACCCCAGCAACAGACGTTGCAATGACAGGACCCAGTTAATATTGTCTACCGGACCCGATCCGATACTGCGCGATATAGGCCCTGAATCACCTTCTATGTCATCGTCAAAAGATTCGTAGCTATCCGACACGGACAACCAAACCCCATCCTTGCCGGACCAACACAGGCGACCCTCCACAAGGGCGACGGACGTAGGAAATCCCCTAAAACTTGACCATTCTCCTTCGTACCAATTTTCGGTCGCACTGGTACTACCAAAATCGGTAATCACTTCGATGTTCACCACGGTAGCGCTGGTGTAACTCGTTACACGGCCAACGCCAGTAATACTTCCGGTTGTGATGGATAAAGTTGCCGACACCGTTCCGGACGTGTAACCACCGGTTTTGACACCGATACGATAAAGCACTGTCTGATTATCAAGGCCATCGCTATACGTGGTCGCCGTATTGGCGGTATATGTTGTTACGTCAATCCACGAGCTTCCGTCGTCGAAGGATCGCTGTAACGTAACCGTAGCTACCCAGGTTCCGATTAAAGAGATACTGAAACTGCGAAAAGTGCTGGTCCCGGTCACGCTGATCGTACTGGTAAAAGTATTTTGCGCGGATATGGAAGCGGTAACCGTTTGACCGATGGAGGTCAACCGGAACAAAGCTCCATCGTGGTCGCTATTAAAAAAAGCGGCGCTGGCGGTAAGCGTGGTATTTCCACTCAGCGCCGCCGCCGTCATGGTGATGGGTCCATCGTTAATATTTCGGAAAGGACCGTCTTCCGGTTCATATACCACCACGGACCATGAATTCGTTGACCTACGCTCGATCTTATATTGTTGATAAGTATCGCAAGCAACATACAAAATATCGCCGGATTGATCGAAACGGATGTTGTCCAAATCGGCCGTTAACCACGGCGCTGTCACGGTCATGGCCCCGGAAGATTCGATGCTGCACGAATCCACCAATACTTGGCGTTTATGCCTACTTTCGAACCTAAGAAAAACGCTGGTTCCGGTCGGAGTAAAAGCCAGGGAGTGGGTGCCAGTCCCCAGCACGGTTTCGCTTATCAAATCATCCGCGCCGGAACTGGCACCACAACGAAAAGTAACGGGTCCGCGTTCGATAACAATGTTTAATCCGTGTTCAACATTGATATCGGAAGCGGACACGGTAAGCGTTTGAGTCCGAACGGCCGCCGCCGTACCGTCCCCGGTTAGCCCCATGTAGCCGCCCGTTACCCAGGCGGAAGTGCCACCGGACTCATCTGCGTCAGTCCACCCCGTTAGGTCTGAATCAAACGTACCGTTACTAACGGCTGTCGTAACTGAATTACGAGTTACCACGGTATCGTTTACAAACACCCTAATCCTTGCGTTGGTAATCTCCACCAACGCCTTGTCGCTGGTGGAAAACACGAACTCAAGATAATTGGCTAACGCGTCGGAGTAGGAGCTGGCGATATACTTGGTGCCGGGACGCAGCATCATGGACCCAAACACCCTTGGCATCCAATTCGTCATGGTTTCCGCCGAAAGCTGAACACGCTTAAGATCGGTACGTGCTAACGCCAGCGGTGAGATGAGCCCGCGATTGAATTGTTGTAGGGCTACATTCTCCTTTCCCACGGCTATCCTGTTAACGATCCACGACTTCCGTTATCACGACGGGTACTTCCCCGGCGGGAACGCGACCACGACCCGCGTGGCAGGAATTTCGTCGGATCGCTCATGGCGTCCAACGACTTAGCCTCGTCCAGTTTACGTTTTCGATAGCCGCTTTTCGGGTGATTGAAATACTCTTGTTTCTTGGTATCCCCGGTCAGCTTCAAAATTATCTTGGAAGCAAAGTGTGCAACAACGAATTCTGTGAACTTCGGCGTCCATAAAGACAAATCTCCGCCAAAAGCGGAATCGTCAGACACGTAGCGAACATAGATGGTGTCTAGATCGCAGTACCAATAACCGGCCTCGTCCGAAACCTGCAACACGGGCTCGCGAAAATATTCATCGGAACACAGGGCGGAAGTAGCGCACCAATCCGTGGGCTTGTTAAAAGCGCGGGAATAACCGAATTCCGGGTCGATGGCGGTATCGTAATCTATTTGCACCGAGCGCATGGCAAATTTCCATTGCGCCGCCGATAGACAAGACCGAACCCCGTCATCGTCCCATACCGTATCCAACAACCGCCGCGATTCTTCGCTGACCGATAGGGACGATATTGATCGTTCTCCGCACAGGAGAAGTGCGCTGTTATAGAGCTTTAGCCTGCTGGTGCTCACGCCACCGCCGCTACATTTTTGGATTCCAGGAACTTATCAAGCCAAACGTCCGCGTCTTCCTTGGAGTGCATGTTTTCTTGCAAAACGGTATTGCCGTTTCGGCGAACCACCGACCAACCTTTAGGTCCGCGCAGTTTTACGTCGTACTCCTCCCTAATCTTTTTAAGTTCCGCTTCGGCAAGCTTGGGAGAATTGAAATTGGTGAAGTTCATTTCGTGGACGCGCGCCCACGTACGATCTCGGTTCCGGACAACGTACAGACCCGCCCACGAACCGTCTTCGCTGCGGACTTCTATCTCGTCCCAGGGCGCCAGGTTGGCGGCAACGTGAGCCCAATACGTCGGCATGAGTAAATCGGTTCGCTTGGTGCAAGCCGGGGCTACGGCTACCCAGCGTTTACTAACCTGCTCGGCGAGTTTGAATTTATTGGGGTGGATCGGGGCGACAGCAATATTGTCGGACATAACTATTCTCCTCTTGGTTAAAAAGCGGGGGATCGCTCCCCCGCCGAACTATTACGCAAACGTAGAAGTGATCGTCCCACCGGTCGAAAGCGCGGCACCCGCCGTGCTGACGGAACCGAGTACGCCCATGTAGGTCACGATACTAGACCCCAACGTAGTCCATTGGTAACCGATCAACAGGTCTCCAGGTCGCATGCCGATGTACAAGGCATCCGAAAAGAAGTTACTGTCCATAGTCGCCGTTGAACCGTGAGAAGAGGCGTACAACCACACCGCCCCGCCCTGCGTGTTGTAGGCACTGCGCGACCCGTCCGACGGAACCGCCGTCGAAAGTTGCGTGCTCGCCGGAGCGCCGGAAAAGCGCGGCACAATACAACGCGGAGGATTGGCCAGTGAAGTCGCTTGGGTAGAACCTAAATATGCCATGACTCAAGCCTCCTTAAGCGTAGGCCGAGCCGTCTGCGGTGCAGACGACAACGCCAGTGTTTTGCAGTAGCACCGCACCCATGTCGATGGAGCAGCGAGCGAAAGAATACGCCTGCTCTTCATCGTACCCCACGACAGACTGCATACCTGCCGTGTTGGCCGCATGACCCACCGCCGTTTTGTGGTACATGAAGTTTATTTCCGAATTCGTACCGACTCCGGGATTGTTGGGGTGAGCAACAATCAGCACGTTACGCCACCGATAGGCCGACGGTTTGTCGCGCCAACTGGCGTCTTGGCCAGCATAAGGGCGAATGTTCACGTATTCGGCTTTTGTGAATTCCGGCGCTTGCTCCAAGTACGCCAAAAAAGCTGGTGTACATGCAAGCGTAACGTTGCCATCCCATGGCACGTCGGCGTTCCCCAACTTAACGATCATGTTTTGAAACAGAGACACCGACGGAAGTGTGGAAGAACTTCCAACCGTCACGGTCCCGGTATTCAGAATATCGGTAATTTGGGAATTGATTTTGCGATTCACCACTGCCATAGTGGTTTGTTGCATGATTTGGCGCTGATTGCCTTGCGACGCAAATACGTTGAAATCCGTCTTGCGTACCAAGTCGTGCCATTCTTGCAACGTCGCGGTTGATTGGGTGTTGGAATCGGAGCGAGCCGCGATCATCCCGTTGACGCCACGGGTTTGCGCTTCCGCACCACCTGAACTGACTACTAGAAACGTGGCCTGGTTGCCCTTGATGACGGCTTCCGTGGTCACGGTGTCGCGCAAGATGGATTGCCGAACTTCGAAACCGGCAATGAACTCCTGGCGGTATTGAATTTGAAATGCTGTGTCTGCCACAGACGTTTCTCCTTTGCTTTGGTTGTAGAACCATCGCTTGGGGTGTCCGTCTTAGCTTCGGCCGGGGTATCCTTGCGGAGCCGACCCGTACTTTCCGGGGCCTCGCTACTGGTGTTGGTTAAGTAACGGGGGCCAAAAGGGGTTTCCCGTTACTTAATTTTTAGCACACCTTGAATCAATGTGTTAACGAAAAATCATTAGCCCTTAATCTTATCCCGAGCCGCCACTAATTGGCGGTAGCGCTCTTGATTCTTCTCGGCATTTGGCCCCTTCCAATAATCTGAATTGGCATCGGCCATTTTGGCGTTCCATTGAGTTATTTCGCTTTCCAGCTTATCTGGACTATTTCCCGAACCCGGTATTAAAGTTGCTACCGGGTTTATTTCCCTCGCCAAGCCGGAGAGCAGTTTTGCGAACTCGACGTTGGTGTCGACGGCGATACGAATCCGTTCCCTTAATTCGGAATCGGCCGGAACCCGTCCATCCAACAAATTATCAATGGTCGTTCTGTTTAACCTGTACTCTGGACCCCACTCGGCCCGCAGGGCGTCTTCGGTTTCCTTTCGGACTTGGGCGTTATGCTCGGCTCGGTTTTCGGCCTCCTTGGTCTGAAAATCGAAGTACCACTGCACGGCGGCACTGGCGACGTCATTTGGCAAATTCTTGGTATGGGCGTATGCCAGAAAATCATCGACCACGGGTTTGTCTTCTTCGCCAACGGCGATACCCGGAGCCAGTTTAAGATCATACTTATCCGGGGATAACGGTATTCCGTGTTCTTGGCGCCAGGCGTTCTTCTGTTCATCCGATCCCTTGTCGGGAAAAGGGGAAACGGTCTTCAGCTCCCCGGAAGAAAGACGCTGCTCCAAGGCGCGTGCTTTCTTCCAAATATCGGAGGGTGAGGCGTATCGTTCGAGTTGTTTAAGTTCTTTTTCGTCGTTGTTTGCCAGATCTTGGCGCCACGTGTCCGGCCACGGCGATTTGGCTTTGTCTTGTAGTTTAGCCTGATCTTGCGTGGTAATAACGGCATTCGCCGCCGTGGTATCTGTGGAGGATACAGAGCCTACACCACCCGTGGCGCCACTAAGCTCATCGGTTGCGGCGTGTTCTTTGGGAAATTTCATCTTGTTTACTCCTCAGTGTTGAAACGTTCAAAACAGACATCGTGACGATATTCAACCCCACGGCGCGGCGTCCCTCGGCGAACGCCGTATCGTATGGATTGTTTGAACGATATGACGGCTGGTAGGTAGAACAGGCGGACTCCACCAACCATTTAACAAACCTCTTTTGTTGTTCCGGGTTGGCTTCGCCCCGCAATAAGGCTTGTAGAGCTACAATATCGGCTAAATCATATTGCGGAGGCTTCCACGGCGCCCGATCTTTCAGCGAGGGTGTTTTATTCTCTATCATGCGGCTTGCGATAAGTCTTTGTTAGCCTCGGCCAGATTGGCGACAGTATTCGACGCTTGCTCCGAAGCACCCAATACAGCCGTGGTCTCTTGGGCTTCGCGCTGTGCCAGTTCAATATCGCGCACTGTTACCTCGTCGCGTATCCAAGTTGCCGGGGTCTTGATACCGGCCAACGCATCACGCAAAGCCACTTTAACATCGGGCAACGCCAAGGCCGATTGATCCAGCGCCACGGCTTCGGCAATTAACGACTTCATCTCTATAAACTTGTGTCCTTTCTGTTCTTCGATGGCGTCGTGCAAAGGAGACTCGAACCGGAATTGAAAATCCGCCCCTTGAAGTTCCGGCGGCATGTCCAATGGAGACCCAAAGGCCCCGTGCTGCGCCATCAGATTGAACGTGGCTTCACACAGTTGCCCGTTGTAGTCGGATTCCATCGGCTCGAAAATAGGCAAAGCGCCACGAATATATTCTTGAACTCGCTGGCCCACTTCGTAGGCGGTCATTTCTGGACCGCGTTGCGGCATGGACAATTTGTTAAGGTAGAAATACTCACGCAACAATAAACGAACATCGCGCTGCATTTCCATCCCCACCGGCATCCCGCGAGAATCGCTGGTCAACTCACGCAGCGCCGGGCCCATCTTCTCGTCGTAGTCCATGTCTATCCAAGTTATCCCACCGGAAAACGCCTGAACGTCAGATCGAACTGCATCCTTGGTGGCAACTAACGGCGGATTGGCAAGCCTTTCCCCGGTCTCCATGAGCGTTCCGGTCATGGCTTGAAGCAGTCTTCCGTCGGGAAGGGCGATAACCGAAGCGGGAGAATAAGCATACTGCGATCCTGATACCGTCTGCCAACGGGGGATCACGTATTCGTTGTTTCTGACCGGAACACGCTCCAGCTCATGTTCGTGAGTGCATTCATAATAAATTGATTGATATGGCATCCCCCTGGAATCCGCGTCGAACAGATCAGAGGCAATCACAATGTGATAGCAATCTATTTTCTCAAACGGCTTATTCTGCGTAAGGTACTGATCCACCTTGCTTGATACCTTTGACCCGAATATCCGCTTTAGCTCACGGCAAGTCGGTTTCCAACGCAGGGCGACGAGACATATTTTGCCGTCGTCGTCTTCCGCCCACACCACGTCCCTTAAATGCCAGCATCGGTAAAGCAGGGTATCGCCATTACGCCCTAATCTAACCGACAGCACGGCTTGTCCGAAAGCCGCAAAGTCATGATCCGCCTCTTTCGTGGCCCTGGTAAATCGGCTGACGCGATCGTACATGGCGCGCCGCATTGTCTTTTCGGCTGATTCGAGCCACCTTTTTGCATTGTTCGTGGCTCTCCCGTCGTCAGACGGCGCCATGTGAAACCACGGTCTGTTCGTTTGCCGAAGCATCATTCCGATCTGGTCCCCCAGATCACGGCGAACCAATAAAGGATAACTGGACTCCAGGTTGTCAACGAAAGTATCCCCCGGATCGCGACGCAAAGTAAAATCGGCCCTTTCAGTGTAAAAATTCTCAGATATCTCCTGCCATAGGGAAATAAGTTGCCCTCTACCGTTAAACAGACCGTCTACTTCCTCTTTAACTTGTTTTGTATTCATTAGCCAAGGGTGTCGTCCGAGAGAATGGTGCTGAGACGCCCTCCACTAGACTGCCTGGAATATCTGCGCCTACGCTGCGCGCGTTCGAGATCGGTGTCGCGTCCGGGAATAGGAGTGGGCTTCGGAATAGCCGCTATAGCCGCAGCGGCTGCATCGTCGGATTCCTTCGCTAACTTTTTCTCCCGGCCTTCGTAGTAGCCAACATCGGTTGTGTCAACCCCACGCTTCTTTCCGTATTTCTTCTTCGCAGCGCCTGCCCCAGTATATGCAACTAATGGATCAATTTTCGAGACGCTACCACTGCTCATCGTCTCGTCAAACTTATCAACTGTTCTGGCCAACCCAGTCATTTGTGTCTCCTATTGTATCGTTGACTATGAATTATCCTTGGTTGATGGTTCGTCTGGGCTTTATCGCGCCATTGCTTTCCGTCCGTTAAGTATGTCGGGCCAATACTCCACGATATAACTATTGCATCACCGCGATCCGTGGATCTGCCCAGTCGTTCGCAAACATCCTCTTTCGGCTCTACTTTAATGCCGTTTGACGTTATCTCGAACGTCGGCGCGGTTAGATCGGCGACTAACTTTGGATCGTCTGGTAATGCGATGGGCGATCCCACGGGCTGTGATGGGTCCAGCGCTTCGCGAAATCTCCAATAAACTTCCGACCGTTTGTTTGTAAACTTCAATTGACGGTCATTAGTTCGGTTAACTGATTGTTCGGCGCCTTTGTGGGCTCTAACCTCAACGTCATTTGCTTTGAGATGCTCGAACGTTGCGCCTCCGTAACCGCCGCCCATGTCGATCCCAACGATGGCCTTGTCGCGACGATTCTTGACCACCAGCGCGGCAACATCAGTTCCATACGGAGTATCGCGTCCAGGAACAGCGATTAATGGTGGGAACCAACCGTCAAATCTTGGCGCCAAAACCGTTTCATCATCCCCCCCTTGAGCAGGATCAACGCCAATGGCACACATTGGCACGGAGTCCGGTGGCCTCGGCGTCCAGCGTGCTTGCGCTTGTTTAATCCAATCAGTCGGGATCACCTGATTTTGGGCATCTTTAAATGCGGTTCGGAATCCACCCAACAATAAAGACCTGTAGGGCTCGGGCAACGCTTCCAATTCGCGCGCATAATCGGTTTTGGCGTAGTACGGATTATCCTCAACCGAAGCTGGAATATAAGTATAGGATTTAGGCCGATAAGATTTCCCGTTAATTGTTACGGGGCTACTGCTTTTTACCCATGTTTGCTTGCCGTGCTCGTCCGAGATTGCCCAACGCAGATCCCCTGGCTTGGCAGGATCCGGGTATTGCGGGTCCAGCCACGGAGCAAACATTTGTATCACCCATAGACCTTCCGCAGTTAGTGGGGGATTTGTGGCAAGAACGGTGCGCACCCGTTGGCCTTCTTCTTCCGTTCGGTTCCATCCCATCAGGAATCTAACCTGAGATTCGGCAAAGTGAGTGGCTTCGTCGATGCCCAACAGGTCTCGCCCTTTGCCCATCCAACTTTGCTCGTCTCCAACCCTGTGAGCGGCGCCAAAATCAATCACCCGTCCATCATCTGTTTTAAGCTGAGGCGGGGGTGAACCATTGAAACCCTCTCGGCCACCGTTTATTTTCAGGGCGTCTTCGACTAAACGGCCGATGTCTGAATATTTCCGGCGCAATAGCAAGGTTCGTTTATGGGAATTGAACGCAAGCCCGAGCAATAGCTGGCTCTTTCCACCGCCGGGCTCGCCTCCGTACAACAATACGTCAGCCTCGCTTAAATACGCTTCGGTTTGCGGACCAGGATTTGGAATCCAGCGATAATCTTTGGTGTTGGTATACGCTTCTCTAACTGCCGTGTCTTTATCCTTGGGCGGCAGAGAAACGTAACGATCCAGAACCTCATCAAGACTGATGGATAGCATTAAGAAATGATTCTCCGTGGTCTGCGCCGTTACCCTTTGCAACCGGTATCGGTACAGAATCGGTGACGGTAGTTTGTGTCTGCGTTGGTATAGGCAGGTTGAACAGAGCGTTAAACTCCGTCACCGAAGCTTCAGAACGATCATGGATCCAGGTGCCCATCACGTAATTCAGATCGTCAATGGCGCCCTGTAAAAAGCTCTGGTTGATTCGCGCGGCATCGGCATCGCGGATCGCTTGTTGCATCCTAGATTCTAGCTCTTTTTTTCGTGCCATTAACTTTATGTGCATATGATTGTGCTCACAAACACCGTACAGTGGCGGCGGCAATAACAAGTCGGATTCCGGCGGAACGGCAATCGTAATGCCAAGTTGCTGGGCAATTTGGATGAAATGGATGCAGCCGGGCCTTTGCTGGGCCCATTCCTCGGTCGCGGCCATGTCCACGCCCCACAGACCGATAACCGGCGATGTGCGGTCGCCGCTGGCACGGGCCAGTAATATTTCGTCGATTGCCATCGCCAACATCCATGCAATCGAGGATGTGAAAAAATAAGAACCGTATTTTGCGGTTAGTCCGGCAACGTCCAACTTCACTGCTCCGTGAATTTCCGGCACTGGATCAACCATCACGACGCACTGTTGCCTTGCCATCCACGCGCAATATTCTGGCGAAAACCACGGGACTTGGGTATCGGGCTTACCGATTACGCCAGGCTCCCAGCGGTGTAACTCAAAAAATTTGTCACACCTTGGAAGGATTGGGTAGGTGCCGGGACTGCATGCCCAGATTTTGAACGTCGGATCGCCAAACGGCGCAAGCCGGATGCTGGACGGGGCGCTGCCAATTATCGCAATACGCATTAGGTTGTACCGTTGAGAGCCATTTCCGTCGAGCACGCCGAAGAAAAACCAGTTGGGCGGCTAACAATTGCGTAGATCGCGCTAGACACGCCGATTAATTGCAGGAACAACCCGCCACCCTGAGCCACGATTGTGGTAGTAGTAGAATTAGCGCTGGTGCGTAACGCAAAACTGCTGTCGGATCGCTTAATTGTGCGAATTCCGGTTGAAGTTGAACCCGTGTACAGCAGTTTACTTACACCAACAATCGGTGGATCCAGCAACCAGGTGTCGTCCGTTGACGTATCGACGGTGGTCAGACCGTAGGCCGTAATATTTGTTGCGGTAGTATCGGAAGTGGCGGCCTGGACCTCGAGCACGGCACCATGAGGCGACTGAATCCCGTCTGGACCCACCAAATATTCAATTTGGGCGCTTGATCCCTGGGCAAGGCCCAAGCGGCGACCGTGAACTGACGTGCGAATTTTGCTGCGTAATGTTTCTCTGCTCACTGTAAATCTCCTTTATAGTTGCGATGCCGGTATTCTGGCTGCTTGATAACCGGTGCCCGACCGGAGCGGTCCTCTATCGTTTCCAAAACTCCACCGTAACGATCCCGGAAGTTGGTGATACCAGGGAAAATCCAGTGCTTGTAGCTGTGCTACCCAGTTGATAAAACTGGGAATCGTTTCCGTGAATGACGTGATTGATGCTCGTGGTGGCAGTAGTTGCGGCCATCGACGTGCTTGGCCACGTAGCGCTGGTTGAATGGAAATTTACGGCAAACGAATAAGCGGCTCCAGCCGTGGTGGCGCCACTCAATCGCATCACATTGGCGCCAGAAGGCCAGTCGAAAGCTTGACCTGTATTAGCTGCCAATACCGCCGTAGCCACCGTATCGGCTGGCATAGGGATTAAAAACGATGGGTTCCAGGTTCCGAACGTTCTCAAGTTAATCTCCTAAAATACTGTCGTTTTTGGCGGTGTCCGTGCCTTTCTTGCGAGCTTTGCGCCACTCTTCTTTGTTCATCTTGGGGCGATCCTTGTAAGGGCCGGCGCCCTCGCTCCACTCGATCAAGTAGTCCATGTATTCCTTGTGCTCATTTTCGCCAGGATAAGCCATTTATTTAACGCCCTTTCGAAGAATAAAAGCGATTCGTTTGGCTACCTCAACATCGTTTGTTTTTTCCGGGATTAAGTCTTTGCCATCCTTACCTGTTACCTCAACAGCCGCTAACTTAGGATGACAGTATGGTGCAGCGTCTTTTGCGGCGGCTAATCTGAGAGAGTGCCAGCCGGAAAGCGCAGTGATCGTTTCGACAGACAATGGCGCTGAAGCCAATTGCTCTTTGAGTTCGGGTGGAACGTCGGCGCGCATCACTTGGAGAAGGTACTCAAGCGGCGTAATACCTGATTCAGCAATTTGCTGAACGCGCTCAACTGTTGCTTTATTCGGTGTTCCTTTTTTTCTTCCACCTGTTTTTTTTCCAAAAGCCATTAAATATTTCCGTAAGTCATTGAATCTACAAAATCTCTACTAAAGAAAAAAACAAATTAAACAAAAAATACACTATAGAATTCAAAAGTGTTAACGAAAAATAGTTGTTGTGGTGACAATCTACGTCACATTGTGACAATTTTTGGTAAATAAGTGACGCATTACATCACTTGTGGATAACTGTATTTCTTATTTATCAATAGTTTAACTGTTGGCATGCGTGCTGCATTGTATTGTGTGTAGCACACAACAACCAGACGCGGTTATAGTATCCGGTAGTTATAACTTCCGATTTGTCAAAAAAAGATTGATTCATGAGGCGCTAAGCATGTTTAATGCATTAATTCTATTACTATTAATGACTCTTTCGGGCTGTGTGATCGGCGAGCTGCATTTGTTGTCCGTGCAGTATACCGATGCTTCAACTAATACTAAATCTTCTTGCACAAAGAATAACAATAAATAGCTTCTACAAGCTTGAAAACTCTATAAATCTCTTCTCTGTCAATTGCGTTCCGCATACTTTTGCGTGCAAAATCAATAGCGCATGGCCGTCTGCAAATCTGGGGGAACAGCCGCGCATAATCCCTTGGAAACTCGACCATCCTCTTCCAATCGCCTCGGCCTGTTTTGAGTAGGGATAATCCCTATGTTTCATATCCTCAATTATTGTTTTCCAGTCTATCTTCAACGGGACGATATCAATGTGAAGTAAA